GTTCAGGTAAAGACGGAGCAAGAAGAGCTACCGATAGACAACATAAAGGTTTAGATATATCAGCAGCTCCTGGTACTAAAATGGTAGCTGCAATAGATGGCAACATAAGTTTTTATAGTAAATATACTGCAAAAGGTGGTCCATTTTTGCAAATAGAAGGAACAGGAGACTATCAAGGATATGTAATACAGTACGGTTACTGTAATCATGGAGTAGTAGGAGTTTACGATCCTGTTACTGCGCCAGGAGGCGGTTCTTTAAAAGAAGTAAAAGCAGGACAGCATATTGGTTATATGACTGATATGGTAGGAGGACATCCAAAAGTGACTTCGATAGGGGTAACATTAAAACCTGAACAGTCATTTGTTGGATACGGAGGAAAAATGGTTAACCACGTTCATTTTAGAGTAACTGATCCAAATGGAACTAATATAGATCCTGAAACATTACCATATAAAACTGTAACAGTATAAGATATGTATATACCATTAAGTAAATATACTAAAGCAAAATATACCCGAGGAGGGGAGCTAGCTAAAAGCGACGGATCTAGTTATGTAGGCTGGTACTTTAAAGATTTAGCTGGTAATACTTTTGCAGGTAAAAAGCCGTCTAAATCTGCTGTTAGGTTAACTAAAGATGATGATGAATTCGTTACAGTAATTCCTAATTCTCCTTTTAAACCTGATTATATTCAACCTACCGCAGGTGATTATAGTAATGGTTTTTTTATAAGATATTTTTTACAAGATAAGAGATCTAAAAAAATTATAGAAGTAAAAAAAGAAAAATTTGATTATCATAAAAAATTTAGTTATATTATTAGTTTAGAATTAGAATGGTTATTAACTAATCCTATAGAAAATATTAATAAAGGACCTTATGTTTATTTTGGATCATCAGCAAGAAATAAAGAAACAGTAATGGATCAAAGTAAAATTAATTTTCCAAAAAATTACTTTAGCAATTACTATCAATTTATAAAAGAAGAAGAGGTTGAACTAACAAAACAACAACTATCTAATCCTAAATTCGACCCAGTTACTGATAAAAAAGATAGAGTTCAAGAAAATTTATTTACTGAAGGTGGAGAATATTATATTAAAGGTACAAATAAAGAATATGTTGGTAAATATCATATTCATCCTACAAAAGGAGCTATGGTAGGTGCTAAGCATACTAGATTACCTCATGATTCCCTAGTAAGAATAGACCCTACTAAAATGGAAACTACCACTCAATTAGATACTGGTTCTCAAGAGTTTACCCCTTCAGTTAATATAAGTGGAGGAACCGGATTTACCGCAGGTAGTAGCGGAGGAGGAGGATCTTCTGGTTATTAGTTGGTAATTTAAAATTTATTACTTATATTATAAAAAAGGTTATAGAGTGTTTTATATTTCAGAAACGGATTATCAGTTAGAAAGATTAAAAAATTTAGGTAGATTAGGAGCATTTATACATGTTATTTCTTCTAATGATAATTATCACCCTAAATTAGCTGATACATTAGCAGTTTACATAAGGCCTATTGATAGTAAATACGGATATATTATTCCTATAGATCATGAAGAAGGTTTAAATGTAAAAAAAGAACGTGTCTACGACCTTTTACAAGGTTTTAGTACTCTATATACTATCGATAAGAAAGAATTGCTATACCACTTTAATATACAGGAGTCTATTGATTTATCTCTTCTATACTCTATGGTAAAATTTGATAGGTTAGAATACTCTAAAGAAAATTCTACTATTAATTACTTTTACCATAAACATAGAGATTTTAAAGATATAAATAAATTAATTCCTATAAGTAAATTATATGAGTCTTGTGAAAAACTATATGATCAAATAAAAAATGTTATAAAGTATAAAATACCATCAGGTTTTGATTTTTATAATACTACTGCTATTAATGTATTTTACTTAATAGAGCAGGCTGGACTAGGAGTTTACTATGAAGCATATAATGAATTATTTAAACCTCGTAATCCTTTATATAATACTGTTAATAATACAGTTTTAACTTATTATAATTTATATAATATTACATCTCGACCTACTAACTCGTTTAATAGTGTTAATTATGCTGCTATTCCTCATTCTGATAAGCATAGAAAAGCTTTTAAACCGTTGAACGACTATTTTGTAGAGTTCGATTTCGATGGTTACCATTTAAGACTATTATGTGATCAAATTGATTATCCGCTTAATGAAGAATCTGCTCATAAGCAACTTGCTAAGTTATATTTTAATAAAAAAGAAATTAGTGATGATGAGTATAGTAAAGCTAAGCAGATAAACTTTCAGGCTATTTACGGTAAAATACCTGAAGAGCATGCATTTTTAGAAGTTTTTGAAAAAATAGATAAGTTTATTAAAGATTTATGGAAAAAATTTGAAAAGAAAGGTAAAATTGAAGCTCCTATTAGTAAAAAACCCTTTACTAAGCAGTTAAAAGATATGCATCCGCAAAAATTAATGAATTATGTGATGCAATCGTTGGAAACTTCAAGAAATATACTTATCTTAAAAGAAGTACTAAGGTACTTAAAAAATAAAAAATCAAAAATAGTTTTATATACGTATGATTCTATTACATTTGATTTTAGTAAAGAAGATGGAAAAGAAACTTTAGAGGATATTAAAAATATACTAGAAGAAGGTAAAAAATACCCAATAAAGTTTAAATATTCCAATAATTTAGTTTTGTAAAACAGTTTAATATTTATATAAAATGGCAAATGTTGTGGCCTCCAGGTTCGATTACGATTTAGAACCTCTTTATTTAAACGAAGATATGAGTAATAAACTGTTCTGTACTTTTGCTACAGAAGATTCACTTGAGAGTGTACTTAACCAAATTCAAGAACGTTATAAGATTATCTATAATAAGATATTCGTTCTTTACTCTAAAAGTCAAGACGAGTATATCTGTACTTATAATGTAGATTTTGGTAATGTAGGCGCATTTTTAGATAATACTATTCTAGTTCATAGAAAGAAAGAATCTAATACTCTATATACTATCAACGCTTTAAATACATTAATTAAGCAATTAAATGGAGGAGTCTTAGATACTACCTATAAAATAAACTGGACAGATTTCAGAAACTGCATACTACTCACTAAAGGTCCAGATCTCAAAAGAATAAATACAAAATTATACAAAATTTTAGAGATATAGTTGGATAATAGAATTTTATTACCTATATTATATTAAACGTTATATTTTAAAATTAGTTATATATGGATTTAAATGCGATCAAGGCAAAATTAGATGCCTTAAACAACGGTAATAATCAGCAAGAAAAAACTGATTATACCAAAATTTTCTGGAGACCTGAATTAGGTAAACAGACAGTTAGAATTGTTCCATCAGCGTTTGACCCTACATTTCCTTTTAAAGAGTTGAAGTTTCATTACGGTATAGGGAAGTACCCAATGGTAGCTTTATCGAATTTCGGTAAGCAAGACCCTATAGAAGAGTTTGTAAAGGAACTTAAAAAGACTTCAGATAAGGATAATTGGTCATTAGCAGGGAAGCTTAACCCGAAAACTAGAATCTTTGCACCTGTAATAGTTAGAGGTGAAGAAGATAAAGGTGTAAGGTTATGGGGATTCGGTATTACTATCTACAAAGCATTATTAGCATTAGCTGAAGATGAAGATGTAGGTGATTTTACTGATGTTATAAACGGTTGGGATATGATTGTTGAACAACAACAAGGTAATCCTTATCCTACTACTTCGGTTAGAATTAAACCTAAGCAATCTCCTTTATCAGATAATAATGATTTAGTAGATACTTGGTTAAAAACTCAACCTAACCCGGTAGAGGTTCATTCTCAATACGATTATGATTTTATTAAGAAACAACTTCAAAATTATTTGAATCCTGGATCAGCTGAGGAGAATGCTCCAGCAGCAGGTTCGGAATCAAGTACGCCAGAAAGCTCAGGAAGTCCTCAAAAGACTGACTTTACTTTGGAAACAGCTACTGCTGGCAACAAAGATACAGTTAGTAAGTTTGATGATTTATTTAATGAGTAATGGCAAAAAAGAAAGAAGTACAACAAAGAGCGACCGCTGCAGTACGTAAGTCGTTCAATTTAAGCAATTTTAAAAAGAAGAAAGGTTTTTCTAATGCCTCTGTTAAATTTAAAGAACAGGGCTGGATACCACTATCTAAAGCTTTTCAAGACATTACTTCCCTACCCGGTATACCTACCGGTCACATCACTCTTTTAAGAGGACACAGTGATACGGGCAAAACGACTGCCCTAATAGAAGCTGCGGTGAGTGCTCAGAAAATGGGCATTCTCCCAGTCTTTATTATTACTGAGATGAAGTGGTCTTGGGAACATGCTAAAGAAATGGGATTAGAAGTAAGCGAGGTAACAGATGCTAATGGTACTATCGTTGATTACGAAGGTCATTTTTTATATGCAGATAGAGGTACTCTAAATACTATAGAAGATGTAGCAGTTTATATTGCTGACTTAATGGATGAACAAGCAAAAGGAAATCTTCCTTTTGATATGTGTTTTCTATGGGACTCAATAGGATCTGTTCCTTGTGATCTATCAGTACGTTCTAATAAGAATAATAATGAATGGAACGCAGGAGCTATGTCTACTCAGTTTGGAAATAACCTAAATCAAAAAATTCTTTTATCTAGAAAAGAAAACTCACCTTATACTAATACTTTAGTAGCTATTAATAAGGTATGGACTATGAAACCTGAATCACCTATGGGTATGCCTAAATTACAAAATAAAGGAGGGATGTCTATGTGGTATGATGCTACGTTAGTAGTTACTTTTGGTAATATTACTAACCCAGGTACGTCTAAAATTAAAGCTATTAAGAATGGTATGCAAGTAGAGTTTGCTAAAAGAACTAACGTTCAAATAGAAAAGAATCATATTGGAGGAGTACAGTCTAGAGGTAGAGTAGTAATGACTCAACATGGTTTTATCCCAGATGATAAAAGAGCGATTGATAAGTATAAAGATCAGTATAAAGATCACTGGTTAAAATTAGTTGGTAGCTTAGATTTCGATCTAGTCGAAGAAGGAGATTTAGAAGAAGAAAAAATTACTACTAATTTATTAGACTAGTGGCATACGATAATATACTAAAGAATTTAAAGCAGACCCCACCCCGAGAGCTGAACGATCACATTTTAGTGATCGATGCTATGAATATGTTGATTCGTAGCTTTTCCCTGCTCAAAGCAATGAGTCCAACAGGTCACCATATCGGAGGCCTGGTTGGCTTCTTGCGATCTTTAGGATATGTTACTAGAATATTTGACCCTACTAGAGTAGTAGTTGTATGGGACGGTAAAGGAGCTTCCGGAAATCGTCAAAATATAAACCCTGATTATAAAGCTCATAGAGCTACTAATAGAATTACACACTGGGGATTATACGATACTAAGCAAGAAGAAACTGAAGCACTAGTAGGTCAATTATTTAGAACTAAAGACTATCTTGAATGCCTTCCAGTACATCAGATTATGATGGAAAAATTAGAGGCTGATGATATTATAGCTTACTTAGCTCAAGAAGCTACTAAAAATAAAAAGAAATTTACTATTATTTCTTCTGATAAAGACTTTTTACAGATGATTAATAAGTACGTAGAGGTCTACGCACCAGTTAAGAAAAAAGTTTATACTATTAAAAATACTAAAGATGAAATAAAAGTAATACCAGAAAATTATAACTTAGTAAAAGCATTATTAGGTGATAATTCCGATGGGTTAAGAGGGGTAAAAGGTTTAGGTATAAAAACTATAGTATCAGAATTTCCTGATGTAGTTAATAAATCTAAAACTAATTTAGATTATATATTTAATATATGTGAAAAAAATATAGAAGGTAAAAAAATCTTTTCTAAAATTATTCATCAATGGGATAAAGTAGAAACTAACTTTAAATTAATGAATTTACATGAAAGTGTGTTGGATAATAAAGAAAAAGATACTATATTAGATATTATAAAAAGTGATATACCTGATCTTCAAGCAGGAGCTTTCTTACATCTATTAGATACTGATAGAATAGAAGGTGTAACTAAGAATACTGAAGGTTGGTTAGAAAACTTTAGGGGTTTAACGGTTTTTAAAAAATAGGTTATTATGACATTAAAAAGTCTTCAACAGTACGGTAAAGCATTTCAATTAAAAGTGCTTGGATCGTTGCTTACTGATAAGACATTTCTATTAAACGTTAGAGATGTACTTTACCCAGATTATTTTGATGCTGATTCTCATAAATGGATCATATCTCAAATTATAGAATATTTTGATCAGTATCACACGATAATTACTATGGATGTTCTTAAAGTTGAACTACATAAAGTGGAAAATGAAGTATTGCAAGTAGCATTAAAAGAAGAATTAAGAAACTCTTATGCATCATCTCAAGACGATTTAGAATACGTACAAGAGGAATTTACTAATTTTTGTAAGAATCAAGAAATGAAAAATGCTATTTTGAATTCAGCTGATTTACTTAAGTTAGGAGATTTTGATGGTATAAGAAACTTAGTAGAAAAAGCTATTAAAGCTGGAATGGATAAAAATATAGGACATGAATATAATAAAGATGTTGAAACTAGGTATAGGGTTGATTACAGGCCTACTATTCCTTCTCCTTGGCCGATTCTTAATGAAGGAATTCAAGGAGGCTTCGGACCGGGCGACTTAGGAATTATTTTCGGTAGCCCTGGTGGTGGTAAATCTTGGACTATGGTTGCAATTGCAGCTCACGCAGTTCAGTTAGGTCATAAAGTTAATTACTATACTTTAGAATTAGGAGAAGATTATGTAGGTAAAAGATTTGACTGTTATTTTACAGGTTATAGTATTGATGAAATAAATAAACATAGAAAAGACGTTCAAACGTATGTTGATAATTTAAAAGGTAAATTAATAGTAAAAGAATACCCTCCTAAAGGTGCTTCTATTTCTACTATTAAAGCTCACGTACAGAAATGTATTGATATGGATCATAAACCTGATATGATAATTATTGATTACGTTGATTATTTAAGAGCTCCTTCTAAAAGTAAATACTCAGAACGTAAAGATGAGATTGATGATAATTTTATAGCTACTAAAGGTTTAGCTAAAGATTTAAAAATTCCTATTCTTACTCCTTCTCAAGTAAATAGAATGGGTGCTAGAGATAGTATTATTGAAGGAGATAAAGCAGCAGGATCTTATGATAAAATGATGGTAGCAGATGTTTGTTTATCGCTATCAAGAATGAAAGAAGATAAAGTACTAGGAACTGGTAGAATACATGTTATGAAAAATAGATATGGTCAAGACGGTATGACGTATAATATTAAAATGGATACTAATAATGGACATATTGATTTCGAAGGTAAAACCGATCCTGCAGAACTAATAGTTGACGAGTCAAAACCTACTTTTAATCTAGATAGTCAGACTATGTCAAAAATATTTGAAAATAAATAAAAAAAATAACAAGGAACATGAATATATATGATATTTATTTGAGAGTCCTTGAGAGAATCCTTTCAAGGATCTTTTTGTCTAACCCCATAAGTAATATATAAAGATATATGAGTTTAATAAAAGAAAGAGTGGTTTATAAACCCTTCGAATACCCTAAAGCGTTTGATTTTTGGTTAAAGCAACAACAAGCTCATTGGCTTCATACTGAAGTACCAATGGCTCAAGATGTTTCTGATTGGAAAAGTAATTTAAAAGATCATGAAAAAAATATTATAGGTCAAATTTTAAAAGGATTTGCACAGACTGAAACTATAGTAAATGATTACTGGTCTACTTTAGTAACTAAATGGTTTAGGAAACCTGAAGTAATTATGATGGGTACTACATTAGGTTCTAGCGAAACTATTCATGCAGAAGCTTATTCTTTATTAAACGAACAATTAGGGTTAGACGACTTTGCTGAGTTTTTAGAAGATGAAACTACAATGGCTAAAATAGAAGCTTTAATGAATGTTAGAGATAATCATGACGGTACTCCTAACTGGCATGAAAGAGCTAAATCATTAGCTATATTCTCAGCTTTTACTGAAGGTGTTAATCTATTTTCTTCTTTTGCTGTTTTATTATCTTTTAAAATGAGAAATAAATTAAAAGGAGTTGGACAGATAGTTGAATGGTCAGTAAGAGATGAATCATTACATTCAGATGCTGGTTGTTGGTTATTTAGAACTTTAATGGAAGAAAATCCTAAGTTTAAAACTAAAAAATTAGTTAAACAAATAGAAGAAGCAGCTCATTTAGCTTTAGAATTAGAATTTAATTTTATAGATAAAGCTTTTGAAATGGGGGATTTAGAAAATCTTAAAAAAGATGAACTTAAAAACTTTATCAAGCATAGAGTTAATACTAAAATGACTGATCTTGGATTAGATCCTATAATTCCAGCATCAGAGATAGATAAAGGTGCGTTAAAAACTATGAAATGGTTTGATGCAGTAATAGCTGGTAAACAGCATACTGATTTTTTTGCAAATAGAGTTACTAACTATGCCAAAGGGCATATGGATTGGTCTAACGCATTTTAATATAAGGTTATGACAATACAAGTAGATTATTCCCAATGGGAAAAGGGTAAGGATTACCCAGATTGGATGAATGAAATATCTTTAGCTACAATATCTAAAGGTTATTTACTACCAGACGAAACTCCTAAATTAGCTTTTAGAAGGGTAGCTAATACTATAGCTATGAGATTAGATAAACCTGATTTAGCTAATAAATTTTTTAGGTATATGTGGAAAGGGTGGTTAAATTTAGCATCTCCTGTATTATCTAATACTGGTACTGATAAAGGATTACCTATTAGTTGTTTTGGTATAGATACTCCTGATTCTATTAGAGGAATAGGTCTAACTAATGCTGAATTAATGAGGTTGACATCTTTAGGAGGAGGAGTAGGAATTAGTTTATCAAGAGTAAGAGGAAGAGGTAAAAAAATCGGAAATGGAGTTATGGGTCATTCAGAAGGAGTAGTACCTTGGGCTAAAATTTATGATTCTACTATAATAGCTACTAATCAAGGTGCAGTAAGAAGAGGAGCAGCCTCAGTAAATCTTGATATAAACCATCCTGATATACAGGAATATCTACAAATAAGAAGACCTAAGGGAGATCCTAATAGACAGTGCTTAAATTTACATCAAGCTGTAATGGTAGATGATTCGTTTATGGAACGTCTTGAAAGAAGAGAACAAGAAGCAATGGATCTTTGGGTAAAAATATTAAAATCTAGAGTTGAAACTGGAGAGCCTTATATTATGTATTCAGATAATGTAAATAATGCTAATCCACCTGCTTATAAAAAGAATAACCTAGAAGTTACAATGACAAATATATGTTCTGAGATAACGCTTTTTACAGATGAAGAGCATAGTTTTATTTGTTGCTTATCAAGCGTTAATCTTACAAAATGGCATGAATGGAAAAATACAGACCTAGTAGAAACTGCAATTTACTTTTTAGACGGAGTTTTAGAAGAATTTTTAGCAAAAACTTCTGGAAGAGAATCACTAATAAGAGCGCATAGAAGTGCTAAAAAAGGTAGAGCAGTAGGATTAGGAGTATTAGGATGGCATACTTTTTTACAGAACGAAAGAATACCTTTTTCATCAGTAGCAGCAACTTCATTAACTCATCAAATTTTCTCTGATATTAAACAAAAAGCTGAAAAAGCATCAAGAGAGTTAGCTGATGAATATGGTGAACCAGTTTGGTGTAGAGGTACGGGGATGAGAAATAGTCATTTACTTGCTATAGCTCCAACAGTATCTAATTCAACTATAGCTGGAGGAGTTTCTGCAGGCATTGAACCTTTACCGGCTAATATATGGACTTTTAACTCAGCTAAAGGTACTTTTATTAGAAAAAATAGGGCATTAGAAGCTTATTTAGAAGAAAGAGGTCATAATACTGATGAAGTATGGGATCAGATAATGAGAGATAGAGGATCAGTAGTAAATTTACCTGAAGAAATTATATCAGCTGAAGATAAAGAGATATTTTATACTTTTGCTGAAATAAATCAATTACAATTAGTAGAACAAGCAGCAGCTAGGCAAAAGTATATAGATCAAACTCAATCTTTGAATTTAGCTTTTGATCCAGGCGATTCTCCAAAATTTATTAACGAAGTTCATCAAGCTGCTTGGAGATTAGGAATAAAAACACTATATTATTTAAGAACAGACTCGGTAATTAATGGAGATATAGGAACTCGTACCTCTGTAGACTGTTTAAGTTGCGATGGATAAGATAAAAGGACTTGGCGATGTGATATTTATAATAACAAAGTACACTGGAATAAGGTGGCTTGTTAAGAAGGTATGGGGAGAAGACTGTGGTTGTGATGAAAGACAGGAAATTCTCAATGATTTAGTACCTTTTAAAGAAAACGAAAGAGTTATACAAAAACCGAAACCGACACCAAAGTTATGACAATTAAAAACGGTACAATATTTGTACAGATAGCAAGTTATAGAGACCCAGAATTAAGACCTACATTAGCTGATTTATTAGATAAAGCTGATAATCCTGATAGATTAAAAGTATGTGTTGCATGGCAACATACCTCAGAAGATGAATGGGATAAATTAGATGAATATTTAAATGATGATAGATTTATAATTTTAGATATTCCTCACAATGAAACTAACGGTACTTGCTGGGCTAGAAACAAAATACAAACAAAATACAATGGAGAAGATTATACTCTCCAGTTAGATTCTCATCATAGATTTGTAAAAGGATGGGATAGCAAATGTATAAGAATGATAAAACAGTTAGAAAAAAAAGGACATAAAAAACCTTTATTAACTGGTTATATTCCTTCTTATAATCCTAAGAATGATCCTGAAGATAGAGTTCAATCACCATGGAAAATGGATTTTGATAGATTTACACCTGAAGGGGTAGTATTTTTCTTACCCGCCACTATAGATGATTGGAAAGAAAGAACCGAACCAGTTCCTGCTAGATTCTTTTCTGCGCATTTTACTTTTACTTTAGGAATTTTTTGTAATGAAGTACAACATGACCCTAAATATTATTTTCATGGTGAAGAAATAGCTTTAGCAGTTAGAGCATATACACATGGATATGATTTATTCCATCCTCATAGAATTATAGCATGGCATGAGTATACTAGAGTAGGTAGATCTAAGCATTGGGATGATGATAATTCCTGGGTTGAAAGAAATAAAACTACTTTTTATAGGTTAAAAGGTTTATTAGGTACTGATGGTACTACATGTACTCCTTGTATGAAAAAACAATTAGTTCCTTATTACTTAGGAGAAGAAAGATCTTTAGAAGATTATCAAAAATATGCAGGTATAAGATTTACTGATAGAGGTATACAGCAGTATACATTAGATAAAAAAGGTTATCCACCTAATCCTGAAGTAGATGATTACGATAATTCGTTCCATTCAGTATTTAGACACTGTATAGATATTCACATTAACGATGTTCCTGAAACTGATTATGAATTCTGGGCAGTAGCTTTTCATGATGGAGAAGGAAATGAGCTTTTTAGGCATGATGCTAGTAAGGAAGAAATAGCTAGTTTAAAAGCTACTAAAAAAGATGGTTGGATTAATTTATGGAGAGAGTATACTGGTCCTTTACCTGCTAGTTGGAGTGTATGGCCATATTCTACAAGTAAAGAATGGTGTAAGAGGTTAGAAGGTAAATTAGGTATAGAAAAATAATGGCTAATATAGCGTTTTATGGATCACATAATGCTGCTGTAGCTGTTGAACAAAATGGTAAAGTTCTAACGGTTATAGAGATTGAAAGATTTTTGAATACTAAAAACGCAGGATACGGTCAATACCTCATATCTTATACTCGACCAAAATTAATCAATTATATTTTAGATTATATTTATAGGACCTACGGTATTAAAACATACGATACTTGTTACTATCAAAATACCGATACTATAGAAGGTTCTAAAGGAAAAGTACATTACGAAAAATTAATACCTGCTAAAAACTATGTTGATTGTTTACATCATTATAGTCATGCAGCTAGTGGTTTATATCAAACTGATTATGAAAAAGCATTAATAATATCATTTGATGGAGGAGGAAATGATGGTTATTTTAATATTTACCATGCTAAAAATAGGAATGAAATAGAAATACTTTATAAAGAAAATTTAGATTTAGGTTTCCCTTATATGATTTTTGGTAATTACTTAAATGATATTAAAATGGAACCTGCTCTTAATATAGGTAATCTAGTATATTCAGGTAAATTAATGGGTTTATGTTCTTATGGTAAAGTTAATCAAGAATGGTTACCACATTTTAAAAAGTTTTATTTAAGTAAACCTGATGGAGAAAATTATATAGAATTATTAAAAGTACTTTCTAAAAATACTGGGTTAAAATTTGATACTGAAGATAGGTTAAAAGATCAACTAGCATACGATGTAGCAGCAACTTCTCAAGAAGCTTTTGAACAAATATTTTTTCAATATACTGAATCATATATTAAAGAGTACTCTAACATACCTATAATATTAGTAGGAGGTTGCGCATTAAATATTATTCTTAATAGTAAGGTTAAAAGTAAATATAAAAGAGAAGTTTTTATACCACCGAATCCTAATGATTGCGGATTAGCTTCTGGTATGATTTTAAATCATATAAAACCTAAAAAAGCTATAGATTTGACTTATTCTGGAACTGAAGTATTAGATAAAGATATGTTAATGTATTATGTAGAAAATAAAAGAGGTAGTGAAACTAATCTTAAAGAGTTATGCAATGATTTAAATGAAGGTAGCATAGTAGGAGTTGTAAGAGGACAGTCTGAGCACGGACCTAGAGCATTAGGTAACAGAAGTATTATTTGTAACCCAGGTATTGAGAATATGAAAGATATTCTTAACGAAAAAGTTAAAAAAAGAGAATGGTACCGTCCATTTGCTCCTGTATGTAAACTTGAAGATGTAAATAAGTATTTTAACTTTCAAGGAGAAAGCAGATTTATGAGTTTTTGCCCTACTGTAAAAGCTAAATGGAGAAAAAAACTTTCTTCTATAACTCATGTAGATAATACAGCAAGAATACAAACAGTAACCAAAGAACAGAATGAATGGCTATATAATTTACTTACTGAATTTGAAAAAGTATCAGGATATGGAGTTTTATTAAATACTTCTTTTAACGTTAACGGTAAACCTATACTTTCTAGTTATTCAGATGCAATAAAAGTATTTCAAGATTCTGATATGGATAAATTAATTTTAGAAAATTATTATTTTAGATGGAAACACGTTTAGTTACAGCTTTTTATTTTGATAACTACGGTGGGGATCAGAGACCTCCTTATCATATGCATAGTGCAGTAGCCAGATATCATAGGTATTTATACTCTATAGTTCAATTATCAAGAATGAATTTACCTATTAAGTTAGTTTGCGGTGAAAACGTATACGATGCATTAACTATTGAATTACAACATAATAATGTTAAAAATATAGAAGTAGAAGTTAGAGATTTATCTAGCTTTAAGTATTCTAAAAAGATAGGAGAATTAAAAAATAAGTATCCTGAAAAATTTAATTTTTATCATGAAATAGATTGGGCTAAATTAGACTTACTAAAAGAAGAAGCAGAAAAAGGTGCAGATTATACTTACTGGATTGATTGTGGCTTAGCTCATAGAGGATTATGGCCGGATAGATATAGTAAAAGTCCTGATACTTTAACTGGTTTTTCTCATGATAGGCAAAATTATGAATTTGATAAAGTATTTAACCCGCACTTTTTTACTAAAATTAATGAATGGGTAGGAGATAAGCTAATAGATATAAGAAGTATTATGCAATATCATCCTTTCGACGAAATAAACAAACTAGCCGGTGAAGATATATGCTGTGACGGTCAGACCATAGGAGGCATACTCGGTGGTAATAAAAATCAATTAGATTTTTTTATTAATAATTTTTATCATTATGCTGATTTATGTTTAAGTGACGATAAAGTACTTAATCACGAAGCTATAATTACTACAATCGCTCATAAAAACTCTGAAAAATTTAAAACTTTTAAATTTGATACTTGGTACCATGAAAATACTGGTGGTATGGATTGGATAACTCCTGAATGGTTAGATACTCAAGTTAGTTTTTATGAATTTATTAAAGAAATAGACCATGAATAAAAAAGTTACTTTAGTTACAGGTCTCTGGGATATAAAAAGAGATACATTAGAAGAGGGATGGAATAGATCTTTTAAAGATCATTATATTGAAAAATTTAAAGATCTATTAAATGTTCCTTGTAACTTAATTATATTTGGAGAAGAAGAATTAAAAGAGGTAGTCTTTGAAATAAGATCAGAAGAAAATACTCAATTTATAGTTAGAAATCAAGATTGGTTTAAAAATGAGTTTTATGAAAAGATTCAATCAATAAGAACTAGTGAACAATGGAAAGGTAGAGCACCTTGGTTACCTGAATCAACTCAAGGTAAATTAGAGATGTATAATCCTTTGGTAATGTCTAAAATGTTTTTATTGAACGATGCAAGGATATTTGATAAATTTCAATCTGAACACCTATATTGGATAGATGCAGCCTTATCTACTACTGTTAGCATGGGGTATTTTACGTCTGATAACGTCTTAGATAAATTATATGATAAAGTAAATAAGTTTTTATTTATATGTTTTCCTTATGAGGCTAACACAGAAATTCACGGTTTTGCATATCCTGAAATTAACACATATATTCAAGGTAATATAAATAAAGTAGGTAGAGGAGGATTTTTTGGAGGACCAGTAGATACTATAGGTGATATAAATGGAAAATATTACGATTTAATGAGTACTACTTTAAATGATGGTTTTATGGGAACCGAAGAATCTTTATTTTCTATATTACTTTACCAATTTCCCGATTTAACTTGTTATTCTCTTATAGAAAGTAATGGTTTAATTTATTACTTTTTTGAAAAATTAAAAAATAACGAAGCAATTTTTCATAGCGAACTAAAAAGAGGTAGTTTAGAAATTATTGACTATAGAAAAGTTGCTCTTTATGTTATTACTTATAATTCCCCTGATCAATTCGATACATTATGCAAATCGTTTGAAATATATGATAAAGATTATTTAGATTTACCTAAACGTAAAATTTTACTTAATAACTCTATGGATAGATCTACTGATGATAAGTATAAAGAACTATGTACAAAATGGGGATTTGAAGAAATTAAAAAAGATAATATAGGAATATGTGGTGGTAGACAGTTTATAGCTGAACATTTTGAAGAGCAAAAAGATTTAGAGCATTACTTATTTTATGAAGATGATATGTTTTTTTATAATGGTAAAGAAACTACTTGTAAAAATGGGTTTTTAAGAAAAGTACCCGGTTTATATAAAAAATCATTAGAAATATGTAATATGGAAGGTTTAGATTATTTAAAATTAAATATGACTGAATTTTTCGGGGATAATACAAGGCAATGGGCTTGGCATAACGTACCTAGCGATAAAAGAGCTGATTACTTCCCAGAGCATCCTATAAAAAATAATCATACTTTTGATTTTCCTAATACTATTTTTAAACATATAAAGTCACATAAGAATATTCCTTATGCTTTAGGTGAAGTATACTATTGTAACTGGCCTCAAGTAATAACTAAAGAAGGTAGTAAAAAAATGTTTCTTGAAACTAAGTGGGCTAATCCATTTGAACAAACTTGGATGTCTCATATTTTTCAATTAACTAGAGAAGAAAAAATTAAAACGGGTATATTGTTATTAACTCCTACTGAACATGATAGATTTGATCATTACCCTAAAGAAGAAAGAAGAGAAAACTAGTAAAATAGTTGTTTAATAAATAAATTTTAACTATATTATATATTATGAAAGATGTTATAAAATTTCACGCTGAGTGGTGTTCTCCATGTAGATATTATAAAACTGTATGGAATGAAGCTAAAGAGAAACATGGAGCTAAACATAACTTTATAGAAGTAGATATTGATAATGATACTACTGGTTTAGCAGCTAAGTTTGCAGTTAGAAGCGTACCGACTACAGTAGTAGTTCAACCTAATAAAGATTTCGAAAAGAAAGTGGGAGCTTTAGCTTATGGAGATCTTGAAAAACTAATAAACGGATAATGTTAAGAAAACCAAATTCTATACCAAAAGGAGATACTATAATAGAAGATAAAGCTATAGAACCTTATTTTTTAGTAAAATCTCAAACAGGAGGATATGTTATTTACAAAAGAGTTATAAAAGGAGTAAATAATACACCATATATTAAGACTATTTGCTACCCAGGAAATTTTAGTCAAGCGCTAAAGTTAGTAGCTGAGAGCATACTTAATGATGGTAACGAAAAAGTATATAATTCATTACAAGATTATATTAGTGAATATAAAAATATTGAATCTAAAATAGGTTCGATGAAGGATCAGCCTATATCCTAAAAATACCTGGCAAATTTAATTTTTATATTATTATGGCAAAAAATGCTGTTTTATCATTAAGTGGAGGAATGGATTCTTCTACGTTATTGTTACATTTACTAAGAGAAGGTTATAATGTAACTGCACTCTCTTTTGATTATGGTCAAAAGCATAGAGTTGAATTAGAAAGAGCTCAAGCTCTAGTTGATTACGTTAATAGTAACTGTAATCAAGTTGTAGGTACTGAACCTGATACAGGTGCAACTATTGCAAAATTAAAATATATGCCTGTTAATTATCAAGTGATTAAGATTGATGGAATTACTAATTTACTAAATTCTGCTTTAGTAGAAGGTGGAGATGATGTTCCGGAAGGTCATTATGAGCAAGATAATATGAAAGAAACTGTAGTTCCTAATAGGAATAAGATATTTTCTTCTTTAACGCAAGCTGTAGCTCTGTCTATTGCTAATAAAACTGGAGAAGATACCTATATATCATTAGGAATACATGCTGGAGATCATGCAGTTTACCCTGATTGTAGACAAGAATTTAGAGATGCTGATATGGAAGCGTTTCAAATAGGTAACTGGGATGCTGATAGAGTTAAATTCTATACTCCTTATCTAGAAATAGATAAATACGGAATACTTCAGGATGGACAAGAAAGTTGTTTAAGTTTAAATATTGATTTTAATGAGGTCTATAGTAGAACTAATACTTCTTATAAGCCTTACCCTTCTGGTAATAGCGATTATAAGTCTGCTAGTAGTGTGGAGCGTATCGAAGCTTTTATTAAACTGGGTATCGCAGATCCTGTTCAATACGAAGACGAGACTGGACCAGTGGATTACGAAGTAGCTAAAAATCATGTTGAAAAGGTTCTTGCTGAATATGCAGGATAAATGAGGATACTTTTAATAGCAAATGCTAGAACAGGTTCTACCGTACTTTATAAAGCTTTAAGTGATATCTTAGGTTTAAAAAAGTACGGTGAACCTTTCAATTATGGAATGCGCAGAAAAGCTAATTCCTTAATTAGAAAGTACCCTTTTCCTTTAGAAGATAACTGTATAGTAAAAACTTTAACAAGGCATATTCCGGAAGAATTCGAAAGCCAAGAAATTAATTTTTATGACGAATGGAAAAGAGATTTCGATAAAGTTATCTTATTAGCAAGAGAAAACCTACAGGATATATACGAAAGTCAAGATTTTTTTAGACATGTAAAAAAGCATTGGCATCAAAAGTACAAATACGAAACTCCTTATACTTTTAGAAGAGAACTTTATAAGTTTATTACTGATTCTTACGATTATATAAAATGGTATAGTAAAAAATCTCACATACCTATTACATGGTACGAAGATTTATATAGTGGAGATAAAGAAAAAATAAAAGAATGCATAGATAACTGGGAGATAGATATATCTGTAGATGATCTTTACAACTACGTAAACCCAGAAAAAAGATACAGACAATTTACTAAACAAACTATAATATGATATACTGGTTTACAGGACAACCTGGCTCAGGAAAAACAGTACTAGCCGATTTACTTAAAGAACAAGCATTACCTCACGCTTATAGGATAGATGGTGATGAAATGAGAGATTTATTTGAAAATAAAGATTATTCTATAAAAGGTAGAATAGCTAATATAGATGCAGCTCAAAAAATAGCTCATTATTTACATAATCAAGGTAAAGATGTAATAGTATCATTAGTTTCACCTTATCTTGATCAAAGAGAAGAATTTAAAAAGTTACTAGATTGGCAAATTAATGAAATATATGTTCATTATACTAATGAAATTAGAGGTAGAGAAGAGTATCATGTGTTAGGGTATCAAGCTCCTCAATTTAATTACCTTGATATAAATACATCAGAGCAAACACCAGAGCAAAGTTTAGATATAATAAGAGAAAAACTTAAAGTATAAAATGGAGAAAAAAAATACATACTTTGTAGATATAGATGGTACTATATTTAAGTATAGAAAATTTGAAACTTACGAAACTAGTAAAGCTGAACCAATCCAAAGTACAGTAGACTATTTAAAAAATAAAAAAGAACATGGTCATATGATAGTATTAACCACAGCTAGACCTGACTGGTTATATGAGCATACAGTAAGAGAATTAAAAGTAAATGATATACCTTTCGATAGATTAATAATGGGTATTGAAAGAGGACCTAGATTTTTAATTAATGATAAGGATCCTAATATAAAAGAAGATAGAGCTACAGCAATTAATTTAATTAGAGATAAAGGAATATGAAAAAATACAGTATGTTTATAGGTAGATGGCAACCATGGCATAAAGGTCATAGGTGGTTGATTGACCAAAGATTAAATGAAGGTAAAAACGTATGGATAGCTATTAGAGATGTAGAACCTAACGAAAATCAACCCTGGACTCCTCAAGAAGTGATGGAGAATCTTGAAAAAGAATTATCAGATTTAATAAACGAAGGTAGAATATTTATAAGTATAATACCTGATATTGAATCAGTTAACTACGGAAGAGGAGTAGGTTATGAAATTATTGAACATATACCCCCTCAGAGCATAAAGGAAGTTTCAGCTACTAGTATTAGAGCTGAAATGAGAAAAGATGGAAAACTCTAAAGTTTGGAATAAAGATTATTGTAAAGAAGTTATTAATTATTTCTGTAACGAACAAGTTATGGAAAATTATTCAAGTGATAATAGAAAATATAAAAGAAATTTATTATTTGAACGTGATAAAGGTAATAACTGGGTATGGAAATCAGTCGACAATCTTATAAAATCTAATCTTGGAGAAAATTATTTTTTATCTACTTGGTTGATAGGTTTAAGATATGATAAAAACGATTTTTTTACTGAGCATAGAGACGGAGAAGGAACTGCAAATAGGTACCTTTCCGGTGGAATAGAATTATCAGACCAAAATAGTTACAAAGGAGGTATTTACGTACTAAAAGGTAGTAATAGTAGGAGTAAACAAGGAGAGTTATTTACTCACGATCCGTATGTACTGCATGAAATTACAAAAGTTACTAAAGGTACTAGATATAGTCTTCATTTTTGCATAGGGAAAAAACCTGATACTTTAATTTAATGGTAGCTAAAAAAAGACATATAGTTAAGACAATAACTTGGAGAATAGTTGGTACTTTAGATACTTTTTTACTATCTTGGTTAATAACAGGTAGTGCTAAGATAGGAGCAGCTATAGGAGGAATAGAAATAGTAACGAAAATGATATTATACTATTTTCATGAAAGAGCATGGTATAAATTCAGTAAATTTGGTATTAAAAAAAAATAAGTGAAAAATTTTGATATTTTAAGAACATCAGAATACGTAGTTACTGAAAGTAAACTTGTAAATAGCTTTAAGTCTAAATTTGAGTATATAGATATCAAAGTTGATCCTAATAATTATAGAGAAACTTATATTTTAAATAACGGAAACGAACCTCAAATTAGATATCAAATGCAATCCCAAGTTAGGAAGACAAAACTACAAGATATCTTAGTATATTTAAATTTTCCTATTAATTTTTTTAGTGATGATATTAAATCTACTACTCATGGTAATTTTGATTATAGTTTAGTAAAGCAATTCTGCGAAGAATTAGATATAGAAAATATTACTGGAAAAGAAATAGCTGAAAAATCAGGAGAATGGCGAGATCAATTCTTACCTGAACAGTATTGGTCTTTTATAAAATATGGACAATTAGGGGTTCCTTTAATTGATAGACCTCATCAATTATTTTTCGGTTCTTCTCATAGTTTATTTTCAGCTCATCTTGCTAAATTTAAATCAATGCCTTTATATATTCAAATTCCTAAACCTAAGAAAAAGTGGTTTATGAAGATGCCAGGTACAGTTTTTAAATCTAAATTTACTTATTTATTTTATATAGATTTAGAGGAGAAAAGTTTATGGGGTAAAAAATCTTATGATCCTAATAGTTTAGGAGAAGGTTATGAGTTTAACGATGATGAAAAAAATTTAAATAACTATACTAAGTTGTTATGATTAAAATAGATGTAAAAAAAGGTGATACTATTTTAGTAGGTCGCTTTAAAAATAAAAGAACTAAAGTAAAAACTATAGAGTATGATGAATTCGGTATGCCTATAATAAACGGTAGACCTGCTTGTACTTTTAGACTAGTAAAAAACCCAAGATAATGTTACAATTAGGAATATCAGCCTTTTACCATGATTCTGCAGCTTGTATAGTTAAACATGGCGAAGTATTAGCAGCAGCTGAAGAAGAAAGATTTACTGAAATAAAACACGATTCTTCTTTCCCTATTAATGCAATAGCATATGTATTATCAGAAGTAGGTATAGAAGATATAAACGATATAGATGAAGTATGTTGGTATGAAAAACCTAAAGTTAAAAAAAATAGGGTACTTAGAACGTTTAACAAGCATTTTTTCAAAACTTTTAAAAATAGACTTATTTTTCTTTATAACTATTATTTTAATTCTCCTAAAAATTTACTTAAACGTCATTTCCAATATAAAGGTATAATTAAATATACTGATCATCATTTATCTCATGCCGGTTTTAGTTATTATACCAGTCCTTTTAAAAATGCTGCTATTTTAACTGTAGACGGTGTTGGAGAATGGGAAACTATTACTATTTCTAAAGGTGAAGGTGCTGATATTACTAAAATGTATAGTATAGACTTTCCTAATTCTTTAGGTATGCTGTATTCAACTGTAACAGCATTTCTAGGATTTAAACCTAACGAAGGAGAATACAAAGTTATGGGTTTAGCTCCTTTTGGAGATCCTTTAAAATATATTAATAAGCTATCTAAAATATTCGATAGAAAAGGTAATATTGATCAAAAATACTTTACATGGGAATATTCTGAAAAAATAATGTTCAATATAGAATTTTGTAAACTTTTAGGATTACCTCCTAGATTTAAAGAAGAACCTATAACTCAAGATCATAAAGATTTAGCAGCAGCATTACAAAAAGTATACGAAAGAGAATTTGAAAAATTAGTACATAAAGCAAAAAAGTTAACTGGATCCCCTAATATTTGCTTAGGAGGCGGCTGCGCTTATAACGGAGTAGCTAATGTACTTGCCTATAATCATTTTAGATCAGTATATATTCCTTTTGCTCCTTCTGATGCTGGGTCTGCTATAGGAGCTTGTCTAATAAATAATCCTATCTCAGGGTATGCAACTGATAATGGTTGTCCTTATTTAGGTAATGGTTATACTAATGAAGAAATTGAAAATATATTAGATAATTACAAAGATAAAGTTAAAGTACAATTATTTAATGAGAGTACTCTATTAGAAAAAACAGCTGAAATAATTAACGATCAGAAGATAGTTGCTTGGTTTCAAGGAAGAATGGAATTCGGTGCAAGAGCATTAGGAAATAGATCAATATTAGCTTCTCCTAGGGATGCAAGTATGAGAGATAAACTAAATAGAGTAATTAAAAAGAGAGAAGGATTTAGACCTTTTGCTCCTTCAGTTACAGTTAATCAAGCTTCTAAATGGTTTAATTTAAAACAAAGCGTACCGTATATGAATATAGTTTTACAAGCTAAGACTAATAAGTTTAAAGCAGCAACTCATATAGATGGATCATGTAGAGTACAGACAGTTGATAAATATCGAAATCCATTATATTTTAAACTAATAAAAGAAATAGGTAAAAAATCAGGTGCTGAAGTAGTTTTAAATACTTCATATAATCTAAAGGACCAGACTATTACTAGAACACCTCAACAAGCTATAGAAAGATTTTTAGATTCAGATATAGATAATTTAGTTATAAATAAATTTTTAATTAGTAAAAAATGAGATTAACAGGTACTGAAAATGTAAGAATAGTAGGAATACCTAAAAATGCAAGTCAATCTATTAAGAGAATAGGTTTAGATAACCCTAATATTTTTAACTGGGACTACGATATACCGAATGCTAATAGAGAAAAACATATACATTTTACTGAAAAAGAATTCTACAAAGAAGATTTAACAGTAATATTTCCTTTTAGAAACGAATGGGAAAGAGTAAAAAGCAATTTCCTTCAATTTTTTAGAGATCATTTAGAGTTAATAGGAGCATTTGATTCTCGAGATGAAGAAAAAAGTTATAAACGAGTTTTACATTTTATAAAAACCAGTCTTAAACGTCCTGAGCTTAATATAACTAATAACCCTCGTAATCTAGTTATTAATACTGAATTAGATAATAGATTAAGTTATTTTAATGAAACAGTATTCAATTTTTTTATAGATAATATTTTTAATAACAGTAACTGGAAAGGTATGAAGATGTACTTTGTTGATTTAGAAGCTTTACGTAAACAGCAATTTATAGATTGGCTTATAAAGTTAGATAGTAGATTTGAGGGTTGTACTGTTCCTGAAGCTAATTTAGCTTCTTCTAATTGGCATAAAACTTTAATAGTTAAAGCATTTAATGAAGTTCGAGATGAAAAACTATATTTAGATTATACTAAATTATCTGACTGGAATACTAACGTTAAAGTTAATGTTGATAATAGTAGCAAGATTTGGAGATTGATAAAAAATACTAATTATTATAAAAGTATATAATGAAAGAAGATAAAACTAAAGAGCAAATAGAGAAAGAAAAGAAGCTAGAAGAAGAATTTCAAAAAAAATTGAAAGAGCTTAAAAAAAGAGATCCATTTATTTATAAAAATTTTTAGTAATAGTTGGATAATAGAATATTTATACTTATATTATAGTATAATTAGTGTCGTAGCACCACTTTAAAAACACAAGAATGAAAAAAGACGTATTAAAGGTTATAGAAAAAGAACTCTACGATAGAGATCTAAGATACAATTCACACAAAGAAGTTAACCTCGAAAACTTACCGAATACCACCGAATATCCGGATGCTAAATTACACCAGATAATATCATTTATAAAATCTGGTATTAGGATAGCAGCTTGTATTGCTGGTATTATGGGCTACATATGGATTGGTTTCTTAGGACTTGCTATTGCAGAGGTAGTTGGTATAATAGAAGAATTAGTTTAGTTATGAATAAGAATAAATTTTTATCTACAAAAGTATTTGATGGATTTAGTACAGTATTTCGTCAATGGAAAGCAGAAACTACTCACTGTAAATTTTTACACGGATATGGAGTATCTTTTAAGATTTGGTTCGAAGGGGAATTAGATGAAAGAAACTGGGTATGGGATTTCGGTGGAATGAAAAGAGCCAAAGGAACTATTGATGGTAGATCTCCTAAAGAGTGGTTTGATTATATGTTTGATCATACATTTATAGTAGCAGAAGATGATCCATATTTAGAATCTTTTAATAAGATGGACGATGCTGAAGTTGCACAGGTTAGAGTAGTAGAAGCAACTGGAGCTGAAAAATTTGCTGAATTAGTTTATTATAAAGTTAATGAATTCATTACTTTAGAAACTGAAGGCAGAGTAAAAATAGCGAGAGTAGAATTTAGAGAGCACGGTAAAAATAGTGCTATATTTGAACCTAGTATATAATAATGTTAGGACGAGTTAAGAACTACGATAAAACCCTACCTATAGTTGAAGTGTATACTGCAGTTCAATCAGAAGGAAGTAGAGCTGGGTATCCTACAGTAGTTATTAGAACTACAGGATGTACTCATAGATGTTATTTTGGAGAAGGAGGATGGTGTGATTCTTGGTATACTAGTATTCATGCTGAAAAAGGTAAATATACTTTTAATGATATTATTAAGATGTATGATGATAATCCTCAAATATCAGAAATGATGCTAACAGGAGGTTCTCCTACTATGCATAAAAAACTAGTTAATGAATTAACACATTTTGCACATGAAAGAGATATTTTTATTACTATTGAGACTGAAGGTAGCCATTTTCTTCCTACTGATTACCCTATTAACTTGCTTTCTATTAGTCCCAAGCTTAGTAATAGCGTCCCCGTACTTGGTGTACTTACTCCTCAAGGGGCAGTAACAGATCAAAAAATGATTGATAGACATAATAAATTTAGATTAAATTATGATGCTATCTCTAAACAAATTGAATATCATTCAGATTATCATATAAAACCTGTATGGGACGGTAAAGATCAAGATGCATTAAATGAAATAATGGACTTCATTGAAAAATTAAATATACCAAGGGATAAAGTATGGTTTATGCCTGCAGGTGATAGTAGAGAATCTCTTTTTAAGTCATACCCAGTACTTTTTGATTGGGTTAGAGATAACGGTTATAGAATGACATGGAGACCTCATATTATAGCATTTGAAGATAAAAGAGAAGTTTAATGGATAAAACTTTTATTACATGGAATCAGGTAAATAAATTACTCGACAAAATCCATGACCAAACTCAAGGAGGATTTGATTATGTTTCTGGAATACCTAGAGGGGGATTAATTTTGGCAGTATTGTATTCGCATAGATTTGGAGTTGAATTTATGGAATACCCTAGTAATCATTATCATAATTTATTAATTTTAGATGATATAGCTGATAGTGGTAAAACATTAAAAAAATGGACTGAAAAATTAAATATTCCTTACTTTGCTACTCTTCATTATAAGAGAAGTTCATGCGTAGAACCAGATTTTTACGGCAGAAAAATGATAAAAGAAGATAGATGGATAGTATATCCTTGGGAAAATAAAGACTCAAAAACTATACAAAATTATTTGGAAAATTAAATAAAATTACTTATATTATAGATATGAAAGACGATAAAGCAAAAGGTTACGAATGGATAGGAGATGCAGACGAAACTGTAGAAGCTCCAGCTAATGAACATTCAGTGAAATACTACGAACCTGATAGAGATTATGATTCTAAATATAATCCTACTAAAGATGATATTAAAACGTTTCCTGATCTTCAAAATGGTCCTTCTTCTTTGATTCAAGGGTCTCCTGTCGCTATACAGCAGGTAGGTATTCATAATTTTAGATTACCTTTAAAGTATAGCAAGAGAGGAGGTGGTGATATAGAATTAGAAACTAAAGTTACTGGTACGGTTTCTTTAGCGGCTCATAAAAAAGGTATTAATATGTCTCGTATCATGAGATCATTTTATGAATATAAAGATGATTATGTATATGACAAGTTAGATGAAATATTATTAAAGTATAAAGAAAATTTAGAGACCTTTGATGCTAAAATAGGATTACATTTTTCTTACCCTATATTACAACCTTCATTAAGATCAGATAATGCAGGTTATCAATATTATAACTGTACTTTAGAAGGTAATATAGATGATAAAGGTAATTTTAGAAAGTTTTTACATTTCGATTTCGTTTATTCATCTGCTTGTCCTTGTTCTTATGAATTAGCAGAGCATGCTAGAAAATATAGAAATAAAGCAACAGTATCTCATTCTCAAAGATCTGTAGCAAGAATATCTATTGAATTTGACGATATAGTATGGATTGAAGATTTACAAGAGATGTGTGCTAATGCTCTACAGACTGAAACTCAAGTAGTTGTTAAAAGAGAAGATGAGATGGCATTTGCTGAATTAAATGGTTCTTATCTTAAGTTTGTAGAAGATGCTGCTAGATTACTATATGAGCAGTTAATAGAGGATAAAAGAGTAAAAGATTTTAGAGTTATTTGTTCTCATCAAGAGTCATTACATTCTCATGATGCTGTTTCAGTAATTACAGCTCCTGATAGTGAATTTTGTCAAGATGTTCCTCATGAGTTATGGTCAAGTTTAATTCATATATCATAATGTCTAAAATTGAAGAATTAAAAAAATTATGTGGTGAGTTAAGAACTTTAACTGAACAGACTTTTGATGAGGTTAAGAGTGATAAATATTCTAAATATGAAGATGCTTTAAGATCTTTTATTGATAAGTATGAAATAGATCATAGACCATGGGGTAAGTACGAAGTAATGTACAGTAGTCCTTTTGTAAAAGTAAAGAAGATAATAGTTAAACCTCGAGGTATATTATCTTATCAGTATCATGATCAAAGAACTGAGGATTGGATAATTACTAGAGGAAGCGCTAAAATAGTACTTGATGATGAAGAGGTATGGAGAACTGAAGGAGAAAGAATTAGAATAAAAGTAGGACAGAAGCATAGAGTTAGTAATCCTAGTTTTGATAATATATTAGAATTTATAGAAGTGCAAACAGGAACTTACTTTGGAGAAGATGATATAATCAGAATAGAAGATGATTATGGTAGATTAGAAGACGAGCATTTAAGAGATCATGATATAAAAGGAGGAATAATTAATAGTTATGAAAAAAAATAAAAGTTTAGCAGAATATATAGTTGAAATAGATGGTAAGCAATATGTACCTTACAGTAAAGCTGTAGAGGCGATAATGCAATCCGTAAGTAGAGAAGTAAGAGAAGCTATGGATGAAGTAGCTTCCGGAATGAAGGATGTAAATAGTTTATTAGAAGATAATGATTAAAATAGCGCACGAATCTCCTAAGAGTATTTTTGATGATGTACAGAAAGTAACTGACTACGATTACGCTCTAGTTCATTTATTAGAAGAAGACGAACAGTATCTTAAGCATTTTCAACAAGCTATTAAAAAAGGAAGAGAAGTAATTTTAGATAATTCAATATTTGAATTAGAAGAAGCTTTTGAAGCTGAAAAATTTGCATACTGGGTTGAAAAATTAAGACCTGAATGGTATATAGTACCTGATGCTTTAGAAAACTCTCTTCTTACCATGGCTCAGATGGAAAAATGGAACTCTCAGTATAAAAACCTTCCCGGTAAAAAAATTGGAGTAGTACAAGGTCAAACTTATCAATCTATTATAGACTGTTATAAGTATATGGATTATGTAGCTGATGTTGATATGATAGCTATATCATTTGATTACTCTTATTATACCGAATCAGTACCTCATGCTAATAAGTACGTTAGTTGGATGTTAGGTAGAATAAAATTATTAGGAGACTTACTTAAGCATGGTATAATAAATAAAAATAAACCTCATCACCTTTTAGGATGTGGATTACCTCAAGAATTTAGCTTTTATAAACATTCAGATTACGATTGGTTATACTCTTTAGATACTTCTAATCCAGTAGTTCACGGTATCAAAGGTATTAAATATGGTGATGATGGTTTGTGGAGCAAAGAATCTCAAAAACTTTATGAATTAATTAATTATGAAGTTGAAGATACTAATATAATAATGAATAATATACAAAAATTTAGATGGTTAACTAATGGGAGACACAAAGTGGATATCGTTCTTTAGTCAAACAGGATCTGAAATAGCTGATATATCTGAAGCATTAGGACAAGCTCCTGATGTTATTATTACTAATGATAGACCCGATCATCTTAGAACTATAGATGAAAGAATAGAAAAGCAAGGTTATTTTACCTGGGCTAATAAACCTTCAGAAGAAGATTATATTAGTTTATTAGAAGCTTATCCTGATGCAATAGTTACTTTACATGGTTGGTTAAGAATAGTACCTCCGTATGTCTGTGAACGTTCTAAAATTTATAACGGTCATCCCGGTCTGATAACTAAATATCCAGAACTAAAAGGTAAAGATCCTCAAGAGAAAGCTTTTAAATTACAACACGAAGTTATGGGGTGTGTACTTCATGAGGTTTCTCCTGGAGTAGATGAAGGGAAAATACTAATGGAAGAAAGATTTAACTCTCATGGGTTGGATCTTAACGGAGTTTTTCGTACCTTAAGAGATAGAAGTTTATACATGTGGATTAAATTTTTAAGAATAGCTTTAATTCATCAAAATTATTATAATGATAACTAGAATAGCTTTAGTAGGAGCAAGTAGTACAGGAAAAACTACTGTATTTGAATTACTTAAAAATAAATTACCTAAGTATGAATTCGTTAATGAATCGACTCGTACTATAGGTAACTATGGTTTTCCTATAAATGAACAAGGTACTGATGCTACTCAATTAGCTATTAGTAGCTTTCATTTAGAAGCTTTACTTCAACCTAATAATTTAGTATTAGATAGATGCTATATGGATGTAGTAGTTTATTCTAAATTTATGGAAAATTTAAGAGCTAGAACTTATAATTATATTGAAGATACTTGGAATAGAATAAAAAAAGAGTATACTCATTATATTTATTTTCCTATTGAATTTGATTCAGTTGATGATGGAGTAAGGAGTATAGATGAGACTTGGAGAAAAGATATAGATGATGAATTCCAAGCTGTATTAGAAGGAGTACGAAAACCTTATTTAACTGTTACTGGATCCCCGATGCAGAGAATTGAACAAATATTAAAATTTATAAATGAGTAAACAATTAGAACTAGACTTTGGCGGTCCTGAAAAATATGTACCTTTCGTTTCAGAGGTAGAAGAATTTAATGCCACGTTTGGCAAACCTAATAATTATGAACCAACTATTCCAGAGAAAAAAGAATGGCAATTCGTCTATGACTTTATTCTCGAAGAACTTGAAGAATATAGAGAAGCTTGCGAAAGAGGAGACATCGTCGAAGTTTTGGATGCTCTTTGCGATATTGCTTACGTTTCCATTGGGAACGGTACTATGTTACATGGCCTTAAGGATAAGATATGGCCTGCTTATCAAGAAGTACAAGCGTCTAATATGTCAAAAGCTTGTACTACTGAAGAAGAAGCAAAAGAAACTGTCGCCCTCAGAACTAAAGAACAGGGTGAAGAGTGTTATTATGAAAAAGTAGGTGACTATTATATAGTATACCGAAAAAGAGATAAAAAGGTTATGAAATCTATAAATTATTTCAGACCAGATTTAAGTAAATTTTTAAAAAATGTATAAATACGGAGCAAAATTAGTTAGAGTAGTCGATGGAGATACAGCTGATGTAATGATCGACTTAGGTTTTGATACTTGGGTTAAGGCTAGACTTAGATTTAAAGGAGTTGATACCTGGGAAAAAAGAACTAGAAATAAAGAAGAAAAAATAAAAGGTTTAGCTGCTACAGCTTTTACTGCAACTTATTTAGAAAAGAATAAAGGTAATTTTACTATTCAATCATACGGTAAAGGTAAGTACGGTAGAGTTTTAGCAGAGATCTTTATAGATGGAGAAGAAAAATCTCTTAATCAGTTATTAATAGAAAATGGTCATGCGTATATTTACGAAGGCGGTAAAAAACAAGTATTTAATGGATAATCAAAGTAAAGTAAAAGAAATAGCAGGTAAACATTTAGGTAAAGTAGGTGGAGCCGGCTATAGCGATCAGTATAATAGAGACTTATTAGTAAAAGTTCCTAGAAAGTTAAATAGAGAAACTTATAATCTTTCTGGAAATGAATTTGTAGGAGTTGATACATGGAATGCATATGAAGTATCTGCTATTACTACTAAGGGTCAACCTGTAGCGGGTATGTTAAAAATAGTATGCCCTTCTAACTCTGAATTTCACGTAGAATCTAAGTCTATAAAGTTATATTTAAATTCTCTTAATATGACTAAGATAGGAGATACAGCTAAAGACTGTATTAAAGGTATAGAAGCTACAGTTAAAAGAGATTTAGATGAATTATTAGAAACTAATACGACTGTATCTTTTTATGCTGATGATTCAGAAACTACTCCTCTATCCTTTAAAGATTATGAAGATGTAGCCGAAATTGCTAATTTAGATGAAATAGATTTTACCTCTTTTAAATCTGATGCTTCTCAGTTAGAAGCTCAAGATAATGATGAAGTAGAAGAATTAAGGTATAGATCTAACTTATTAAGATCGAACTGTAGAGTAACTAATCAACCTGATTGGGGTGATGTATTTATCTATCTTAGAGGTAAAAAATTACCTACTGCAGCTTCATTAGCAAAGTATATAGTAAGCCATAGAACTGTAAGTCATTTCCATGAAGAGATATGTGAAATGGTATTTGCTCATTTATGTGAAGCATTTCAACCAGACCAATTAATGGTTGCATGTTTATATACTAGAAGAGGAGGTTTAGATATTAATCCTATTAGAGCTACTCATTCTAGTTTAATACCAGAATTTTTTACTAATCCTGATTTTACTATTCAAAAAACTTTAAGGCAGTAATGAATAAACTATGGTCCTTTGGTGATTCTTGGACATATGGTCAAGGAGTTAATTCTAATGAAACCTTCACACAGCTTATAGCTGATTCCCTTAATTTAGAACCTTTAAATTTAGGTATACCAGGAGCTGCTAATAGTTACATATATAATAAACTTATTCATTACCGTATTAATTTTAAACCTGGTGATTTAGTTTTAATAAACTGGAGTAGTCCTCATAGAGATGAATATACAGATAGATATGATTATAAACGTTCTGATAATAAATTAAACTTTAATATAAAATTCTATCCTGAATATTTAAATAATACATATAATAAATTAAAAGAGTTTAATTTTATTATGACTCAAGCTTTTAATCCTATTTTTGGTTATGACTATAGTTTAAATACTAACTATCACGGTAAAAATTTTATAGAGTGGGGCAAACCTAATAATACTTTAGTTGATATTATAAGTGATAATTGGTGTAAAGAAAATAGAAATAATTTATTTATGTCAAATTTTCCTGTTAAAAAAGATTTTTCGATGTTTGTTAAAGACGATAATCATCCATCACCTAAAGGGCATAAATTAATAGCAGATAAACTTTTAGAATATTTATAATTATGACAAAAGAAACAGTAGAATCTATAAAACTAATCGCAGAAAGAGTCCCCCCTGGAGATAACTGGGAATTAGTAATTGATAAAGAGAACGTAATAGAAGGTTTAGTTCAGACTCTTACTCAATATATGCGTAAAACTAAATTTAAAGGTAACTATAGATTAGAGCCTTTACAAGGTAAATTATTCGCTATAGAAGAAGAGCAAGTAAATATTGTTGAACCTGAACCTGAAAAGTTTGACCTTTACGGAGAATTTTAGAAAATTAGTTGGAATTCTGAGATATTCTTCTTATATTAGGTTAATAAAACGGTTATATGGATAAAGTTTATCATTGGTTAGAAGAAGGTTTTATTCAAGCTGGTACTTTCTTTATTTCCGATAAATATACTCAAGGTGTTGATGTAGAATTTATAGTAGATAGAAAAGATTGGTATATACCTGGAGTATATATTTTTGCTGATAAACAAGGTAGTGTACTTAAAATAGGTGAAAGTGGTAAGCTTGCCGATAGAATGTTTAATCAATATAAGTGTATTGATAACGTTACTAATAATCGAATTAGAGAAAGCTTAAAAGCTGATTATAAAAAAGTTAATTTTTTCTTTTTTCCGGTTCCTCAAGCAACTGAAACTATAATGAATAGAGAGATTACAGGAGCTTTTCATAAGCAGTTAGAAGAACAATTATTAAAAGAATACTTTAAAAATACTGGTAAACTTCCTACTTGGAACGAAATGAGAAAATAATATATGCAATTAGAGAAAAAATACTATACCGTTCAAGATAATGAAACTCTTGAACTCTTATATAAACATATTGAATCGTCTGATATACTAGCTGTCGATACTGAAACTTCTGGTCTTAATCCTCGTAAAGATAAAATAGTTGGTTGGTCAGTATCTGGCGACGAAGGTGTAGGGTTTTACCTACCTACCTTAGTTTGGAACTTTGATAAAGATGAATTAGAACTTCAAACTATTAACGGTAAATCTACTGAAACTATATCTAAAAACTTTATGAGAATGCTAAAAGGTAAAAAATTAGTATTTCATAATGCTTCGTTTGACTGTCAGTTTATTAAAAATTATTTTGGAGTAGATCTTATTGAAGATATATGGGTTGATACTGGTCTATTAGTTCATACTGTATATGAAGAAGGTGCGTTTGGTTATGGTAATCCTTTTGGTTTGAAACCTATTGCTATAATGAATCAGAAAGAATTAGGTTTAGATGTAGAAAAAGCTGCTAACGAAGAGCAATTAGAACTTAAAGGCTCTATAAAGAAAAATGGCGGTCAGACTACTAAGTTACTATTTGAGATTTATAAAGCTGATTTAGATATTCTATCTAAGTATGCTTCTGCCGATACCGATTTAACTTTACGTATATGTAACTTATATCTAAAGAAATTAAAAGAAGAAGGGCTAGAGAAGTTTTTCTTTGAAGAAGAAGTTATGCCGATATATAGAGAAGTAACTGTTCCTATGGAATCTGCAGGTGTTGATTTAGATGTAGAACTAATAGAAAAGACTCATAAAGAGATTAGCGAAGACTTAATTAAAAATAAAGAGATAGTAATGAAATCTTTATTAGCTATTTCTGAAGTTAAAGAATGGGTATTAGGTACTGCATTAAGTAACTACCCTGTATCTCATAAAGGTAACTGGGCTCAGAATTTGGTTACTCGTTATTCTTTACCTTTACCTAAGTCTGAAAAAACTGGTAAGTATTCTCTTACTAGTAAAAATATAGAAGAGTTAGAGGAATCTAATGTTAAGCAGTTTTTACTTACTGGTGATACTGATCTTATAGAAGATGTAGAAAAAGCTCGTATATCGATGGCTATGTGGAAAGAATCTAATGATGGAGAGTATATTAATATTCAATCTAAGAAGCATTTAGGTGAAATAGTATTTAAGTATATGGGTATTAAACCTAAAGTAGCTGGTGCTAATACTAAATCTGGTAGAGCTAAGTTTGATATGGATATGGTAGAAGAACTAGCGAAAGAATATCCTTGGGCTGAAAACTTAAGAATATATAATAAACTACTTAAGATTAAATCTACTTATGTAGATAGGTTTAGAGATAGAAATGAAGATGGTAAATATTATTTTTACTTTAAGCAGAATGGTACTGTATCTGGTCGATATGGATCTGATGCTCAACAGTTACCTAAACCTTTAGAAGAAGGTGAAGATGCTCCTATTATTATGAAGTATGTTAATATAGTAAGGGCTTTCTTAGTAGCCGGTAAAGGTAGAAAAGTTATTGATGCTGATTACGAATCATTAGAACCTCATTGCTTTGCCTCAGTATCTGGTGATAAAAAACTTCAAGAAATATTCGATAATGGTTGGGACTTTTATTCTTATGTCGCTATTCAAACTGAAAAGCTTGATGGAGTATCTGCTGATAAAAAAGCTGATAACTACCTTAAAAAATTAGATCCTGTTAAAAGAAATAAAGCTAAAGCTTATTCTTTAGGAGTTGCATATGGAATGGAAGCTTATGCTCTTAAAATGACTTTAGGAGTAGATCAAAAGACTGCTGAAGGATTAATAAAGGGTTACTTAGATGGTTTTCCTGGTTTAAGAGATTGGAGAGAAAACTCTCGTAGGCAAGTAAAAGATCATGGTTTTATTAAAAATTATGTTGGTCGTATAAGGCACGTACCTAAGGTAAAAAAGATTTATGAAAAGTTTGGTGAAAAGATGATGGATTGGAGGTTTAGAAAAGACTTAGAGAATCAAGGATATAATAGAGATGATATAGTTAAGGTTTATAGAGATTACCGTAATGGATTAAACTTCTGCCTTAACTTTCAATTACAATCTTTAGCTGCAGCGGTAGTAAATAGAGCTGCTGTAGTTATTAATAGGACTGCTAGAGAAAAAGGCTTCGATGCTTTCGTTCAAGCACAAGTACATGACCAGTTAATTATAAACGTGAAAGACGATCAAGCTGAAGCCTTTGCTCCTTTAGTTCAAGAGATTATGGAAAATACTACTAAGTTACCTGGAGTAACTTTAAAAGCTCCTCCTGAAATAGCTAATAACTGGAGAGACGGACATTAAAATTAATTATATGATTAGAACAGCAGAATGTATAACACCTAAGCATCCAGATAAAATCTGTGATAGAATATCAGATGCTATTTTAGATGCATGTTTAAAGCAGGATCCTAATACAAGAGCTGCTATAGAAACTATGGGAGGTCACGGAATTATAACCGTAACCGGCGAACTAACTACAACAGCCTTTGTTGATATTCCGGAAGTAGTAAAATCAGTATACGGTAAAGATATAGGAGTACAAACCAATATAGTAATGCAATCACCAGAAATAGCTCAAGGAGTAGATACTGGCGGAGCAGGTGATCAAGGTATTATGATAGGATATGCTTGTACTGAAAATGATGAAATGGTACCTCTAGAGTATTATTTTGCAAGAAAGTTATGTGAATCTATCTATATAAATCATCCTTATGATGGAAAAACTCAAGTTACTATATTAGAAGATGATTCATTAAATGTAGTAGCATCGTTTCAAAATACTTCTACTGAAGACTTAATACATCATATAAAAGATTTCTTTGCAGAAACAAATTATACCATCAATTCTCTACATTGCAACCCAGCTGGAGAATGGAATTTAGGAGGCTTTGATGCTGATACAGGATTAACAGGAAGAAAATTAGCTGTAGATAACTATGGTCCTAGAATACCTTTAGGTGGAGGAGCTTTTAGCGGTAAGGATAGTTCTAAAGTAGATAGATCAGCAGCATATATGGCTAGAAGAATAGCTACAGACTATATAGGAAAATATAAAGCTAGTGAAGTTTATGTAACTCTAGCTTATGCTATAGGACATGATAAACCTTTACAAGCTACAGCTTTAGTAGATGGAAAAGAAATTTATATAAACGACTATGATTTATCTCCAAAAGGAATAGTAGAGTTTTTAGGTTTAAAACAACCTATTTTCTACGAAACTTCTAAATGGGGGCATATGGGAAAAAACTTTTCATGGAATTAGTTGCCTATTAAATGAAAATAGTATATATTTATTATATATTGAAAGATCGACTCGAGAGCGATTTATTTTTAATATGTTAAACCGCGAGCTTAGGCCGCACAAATTTAAATGATATGAGTACATTATTTTATAGACCATCCCCTTTCGACATTTTAGTTCGAAATTTTTTTCAAGACGCAAGCCAATTTTCACCGCTTGCTGAAACCAAATTACAACATCCTGTAGATATCTATCAGACTGATAAAAGTCTTAATATTGATATAGCTTGTACAGGGATCTCTAAAGAAGAGATCGAGATTCAAATTCAAGATAATATCTTAAAAATCAATTACGATAAAGGTAAAGATGATAAATTAGAGTATATACATAAAGGTATAGCTAAAAGATCGTTTAACTTAGGTTGGAAGATTGATAGTAAGTTTAATCTTGGAAAAGCAAACGCTAAGTTTGAAAATGGGTTGTTAGCCATTAGTATCCCTTATGCTAAAGGGTCAGAGTTAAAAACTTTGAAAATTAGCTAAATTTTTTTGTTCTCGAGTTGGATCTTTTATAAAAATTTATTATATTATATTAAAAGAAAGTTATATGCCAAAGTTATTAAACCCCGCAAATGATAGAGTACTTATCAAGCCTATAGATGAAGGTGAACAGACTTACGGGTCTATAGTTATTCCTGATATGGGTAAAGAAAAACCTGAAATGGGAGAAGTACTAGCCGTAGGACCTGGTAGATTATCAGAATATGGCAAAATGATACCGATAAGATCTTGTAAAGTAGGAGATATAGTTTTAGTTCCTAAAATAGGTTCTCTAAGAATAGATTTCGATGGAGAAGAATATTATATTACAAGAGATAGTGAAATATTAGCAGTAGTAAAAGAATCAAATAATGAGTAAAAAAATTACATTTTCAAAAGACGCTAGGAATAAATTACTAAGCGGAGTTAATCAATTAGCAAATGCTGTAACAGCAACGTTAGGCCCTTCCGGAAGAAACGTTATTATAGAAAAAGATATGGGTAATCCAGTATCTACTAAAGATGGAGTTACGGTAGCTAAATCGATAGAGTTAAAAGATAAAGTAGAAAATTTAGGAGCACAAATAGTAAAACAAGCAGCTATTAAAACTGCTGACTATGCTGGTGATGGTACTACTACGTCTACTTTATTAGCTCAAGAAATTTTAAAAGAAGGTATAACTAGAATGGAAGCTGGTAGTAATGCAGTAGATATCAAAAAAGGTATAGATAACGCTACTGAAAAAGTTACTGATTTCTTATCTAGCATATCTAAAGATATTACAGATGAAGTACAATTAGAACAAATTGCTACTATATCTGCAAATAATGATAAAGAAGTTGGAAAGTTAATATCAACAGCCATGGACAAGGTAGGGAGAGATGGAGTAGTTACGATTGAAGAGTCGAAGACAGGAGAGACGTATCTGGAAACAGTAGAAGGAATGCAATTCGACAGAGGTTATAAATCTCCATATTTTGTTACGGACAATAATTCTATGACATCAGTACTGAAGGATCCTTTTATTCTTATTGTCGATAAGAGGTTAAATCAGGTCAAAGAGTTACTTCCTATCTTGGAGGCTGTTTCTCAACAGAATAAATCGTTATTAATTATAGCAGAAGATATAGACGGAGAGGCTTTATCTACTATGGTAGTTAATAAAATGAGAGGAATATTAGCCTGTGCTGCTGTTAAAGCTCCTGATTTTGGAGATAGAAGAAAGGCTATCATGGAAGATATAGCTGAATTAACCGGAGGTCAAGTAGTATCATCCGAAAAAGGTATGAGATTAGAAAAGTTTGATACTGGATGGTTAGGTAAGGCTAATAAAGCTACTATATCTAAAGAGTCTACTACTATTATAGATGCTCAAGGATCTGAAGAATCTATTAATCAAAGAATAGCTTATCTAAAAGATCTTATTGAAGAATCAAATTCTCCTTTCGAAAAAGAAAATTTACAAAATAGATTAGCTAAATTTATAGGAGGAGTTGCTGTAGTTAATGTAGGCGGTCATACTGAGATAGAAATGAAGGAAAAGAAAGATAGAGTTGAAGATGCTTTACATGCTACTAAAGCTGCATTAGAAGAAGGAGTTTTACCTGGAGGAGGAGTAGCATTATTAAATGCTGCAAATAATTTAGTTCAAAGCTTAGATGGAGTAGATAATCGTGATGAAAGAACTGGTTACGATATAGTTATTAATGCTATAGAACAACCTTTCTTTAAAATACTAACTAATGCAGGATTATCAGATACTTATATTACTAATATTGAAACTAATATTAAACAAACAGGAGACGTATGGGAAGGATTTAATCCTAGAGTAGATAAATCTGTTAATATGTTTAACGAAGGAATTATCGATCCTACTAAAGTAACGAGATTAGCATTAGAAAATGCTTCCTCTGTTGCCGGTACTTTACTTATAACTGAAGCAGTAGTATCAAAAGGAAAAGAAAAAGAAAATAAACCAGTCGGAGGCGTAGATCCAAATATGCTTTTAGGCTAAACAATTAAATTTTAAATTATGAATAAGCAAGAATTATTTGAACAAATCGTTTCACATTTTGAAGAATTTGAAGCACATCATAGTGGTACTACAAAAGTATCACAAAGAAGAGCAAGAGCTGCAATTGGTTCTATTAAGAAGTTAATTACTCCTTATAAGAAAGCAAGTGTAGCGGAGTCGAAGTAGGGGGCGTTTTTCTCTCTTTGCCACGCGCGAATTTGAAGAACCTTCCGGAGACGGAGGGTTTTTTTGTATATTTATAGTAAACGTTTTATATGAAAGGAGACTACTACTCTCAATTTAAAAGGGTTTTTATGCGTAAACATGCAAATAGTATAGTGAATTATACTACCCCGGATAACGAAGAGCTATTTAAAGAGAACCTTGCAAAATACCCCGATAATAAAGAGTTATTACATTATCGAGATAACCCTATAAAGTATGCGTTAAATGATTATGGTTTTAGAACACCGGATAATTTTGATAATGCTGAAGAAGAGGGTAATGTATTTCTGGGTTGTAGTCATACTTTTGGTATAGGACATTATTTAGAAAATACTTGGTCTTGGAGACTTAACCAAAAGATTGGAGGTAAGTTTTGGAATCTATCTGCGCCGGGAACAGGAATAGGAACCGCTGCGCGTTTGTTGGGAGAATTTAAAAATAAATTAAAAATAAAAAATATATTTCTCTACACTCCTTTCTGTTATAGGTATGAGGTTTATGAAGCTAAAAAAGGGGTATGGATAAATATATCTCCTGCTAATGTCTTTCACCATTATATAGAAGTATCAGATGAAGTAAGATTCATCTTAGGACAAGAAGAAAATATGAGATTAAATTGGAGAACTAATCTTGCTGCTATAAAATACTATGCTCATGAAGTAGGAGCTAAATTATTTAGTATTGAAAATATAGATTTTTATGTTAATAATAATGATAACTTTCCAGAAATAGCTAGAGATATATTACATCCAGGAGTTAGTTATCAAGATTTAGTTTATGATAAATTTTTAGATGCATATAAAAATAATTTACCATTATGGGAAGAACCTGCTAGCAGTTTTAAACCGTTAAAGACTTTGATATAATGAAAAAGATAGTAGCTACAATGAAGGAAATATATGATGCGATGAAACCTAACGTTTATCGTAATAGAAAGAAATATACTCGTAAAACAAAACATAAGAATAAAAATGAAAATTAATTTATTAGATTATATACATACTATAAAAGACTTTCCTAAAGAAGGGATTTACTTTAAAGATATACAACCTCTATTAGCTGATACTGTAGCATTTAAACAAGCTATAACTGAAATGGGTAGATTAGTTGAACAACCTGATTATTGGGTTGGTATAGAATCTAGAGGTTTTATCTTTGCTTCTGCTTTAGCCGCTACTTTCGGAGGAGGGTTAAGATTGATAAGAAAGGAAGGTAAATTACCTCCTGATTTTTTAGTTAAAGAATCTTACGACTTAGAATACGGCAGTGATACTATAGAAATGAAACGAGGTAATGGATCAGTAATATTAGTTGATGATGTAATCGCTACCGGAGGCACTATGAATGCATCGGAAAACATCGTATCTAATGCAGGTTATGATTTATTAGATAAATTAGTATTAATAGATATTGGAATAGCTGAGAACAACGTTAAATCTTTAATTAAATATTAATGGAAAATAAAATACTTTTACTTTCTGCTACTGACTACGAACATGACTGTAAAGACTTATTTGGTATACCGATTCATATCACAGGTATAGGTAAAATTAATGCAGCAGTAAATAGTACTAGATTGATACAAAAATACGATCCTGATATAGTTATCAACTTTGGTTCTTGTGGCAATTTAAAAGATTATCAAATAGGAGAAGTATTAGAAGTAGGAACGGTAATAAACGATTTAGATACTCTAGGATTTTATAATCAAATGTCTAATATATTAAATAAAGATTTAAATATAAAATGTTTAACTACTGATCATATGTACGATAGCTCTCATGATGATTATGTAGAGTCATATATGGAAAAAATAGATGAATGTGATATAGTTGATATGGAACTATTTAGTATAGCAGAAAGTTGTAAAATTGCTAAAAAATTCTTATATTCATATAAATGGGTTAGCGACGATGGGAGTAATGACGAATGGTTAGAAAACGCTAAAGCCGGTTTTAATAATTTTAAACAAATATTTAAATCTAAACATCTATGAGTGATTCAGTAAAAAAATGGCACGAAACTATTTCAGAAGATATACAAGCAGTTTATGAAACAGCAGAAGTAAGAAGAGAAAAAAAGATAAATAAGTTATTAAATGTAGCTAAAGAATCTGGTAAAATGACTGAGATAATGCTAAGAGTAGTAGAAGTTCAAAAAGAATTCAATACTAGTTCATTTTTGTTAGGTTTAGAAATAGCCTGTGATGAATTATTAAAAGATGGTGCCTGATAAAAAAGATGTAGTACAATTAGTATTACATAAAGAAAATTATATTCCTATACAAGAGATCGATAACTCATTCTCCTATAAATGGTTTTATAAGTTAGATCAAGAACACGACTTTCATTCTATTATAAAAAGTATTAACTTAATGCTAGAAGATTGGAATGAAGCACCTACTTTTGATGATATAGTATCTAGATTCGAAGCAGGAAGTTTTGTAATGCTTCAATATTATAAAAATGAACCTATAGGGTGGTTTTGGGGGAATACGAGACTAACTTACGACTGGAAAAATATAGTAAAAGAATTACCCTCAGTTAATTCAATGTATGGAGGAGGTTCTTATATTACTAAAGATAGAAACATTCCTAAAAATACTGGTATTCAGCTTTATACTAAATTTTTTAATGATATATTTGATTTTTATAAATCAGCTTATGGTTATGTAGATTCATGGAATAAAGCTCCTATAAGAATTAATAAAAGATCAGGAGCTATCGAAATAAATAATCTTTTATAATGAGAGTATGTATTTATGCTCAATCTAGATCTGGCTCTACAGTATTAAGTTTATATGTATCTAATCAATTAGGTCTTTATAATATTGCAGAACCTTATAATCCAAGAAATTCAGCTAGAGGAAGATACTTTCCTGATGAAGCAGTTTGGTTAGATCCTGGAGTATCGGTTAAGTTTTTATGCGGAGAGCTTAGAGTTGAACAGCAAGAATCATTAGATAAGTATTTTGATAAAGTAATTATCTTAACTAGAGAAGATGATATAGCTGGTGCTGAAAGTCATATGATGGGGCTTATAACTAGAATATGGGAACCATATAAGTATAATTTAAAAGAATTTAACGAAGAAGAAAGAATTAAACTTCAGTATAATATAAAATGGAGAACTGAAACTAGAGAGCAATTAACTAATTTACCTTACTTTCAAGTAACTTATGAGGAATTATTTTATAAAAAAGTTGGAATTACGAGATTAAATTCTTATCTTAATATAGAAAAGGATAACTCGGATATAGGTATGTTTGATTTAAAGCATAAGTATAGACAGGATCCTATAAATAAAAAGTCTCTAATTTGATAACTAATAAAATTTATAATCCTCCTTTAAGTAAAGCTTGGATAATTAAGTATTTTAAGAAAGATTATTTAAAAAGGTCATATAATAGATTTCAATGGTGGAGAAGTTATACTCCTAAAAGACCTCCTTTGAAAGCTTCTGCTTCTTTTAAAGATAAGATATATAATGGTGATTTCGATCATTCTCCTCTTTTGTTTGAAGCTTATTTAGCTGAATATAAGTTAAATGAATTATGGAATGAATGTGATCAAGATCATACTAGGTTTGGTCAGCCTGCTTCTATTCATAAGGCTAGAAGAAAAAGACTTTTAGAAGATTATCAAAAAGATGAGACTAATAGACTAGAGTATATTCGTAAAGGTTTTATGAAAGAATTTAAAATTGATCGTGAAACTTATACTAAAGAAGTAGAAAAAACTACAAAAAGTTTAAAAGATTTTTACGATTATATGTCTAGAAAATATAAACCATAAATATTTATTAACAATAACAAACATTAATTATGAATACAATTTTTATTATTTTAGGGATTCTTGCAGTAGGAGCAGGTGTCTATTTCTTTTTCTACTCTAAGGGAAAGATTAACGATAGAGACGGAGATTTTATTCCTGACGAAGTTGAAGATAAAGTCGACGAAGTTAAGGAAAAAGTTGATAATGTCAAAAAAGAAGTTAAACGTAGAGTTAAAAATGTTAAAGCTGAAGTAAAAGACGTAAAAGAGTCTGCTGTAGATTTAGCAAAAGATGTGAGAGATGTAGGAAGAGCTGCTAGAGGTAAGAGCCGTAGAGGCCGCAAACCTAAAAAATAATTATGCAGCAACAGCTAAATGTCGACATCAACCAAACAACAGGAGTTACATGCGATGAATGTGGAGGAATCTACTTTGAAAACGGACTTATTATCCGAGCAGCAAGTGGACTTCTCACCGGAACAGGTAAAAAGACTTACATCCCAATACCCGTCTTCAATTGTAAGAAGTGCGGACACGTTAATAGCGAGTTCCAACCCAAAGAACTTGAGTCATTGGTCTAGGTACTGCTATTCCGGAATACAGGGACAGATATATGGTGATTCCTCTGATGAGGAATATGATGGAGAGACTAGTTAGAGGGTAGGAGCTCGACTAGTTAGAAATTGAGGCCTTCGGGCCTCTTTTTTTATATATTTAAATCTATTTATAATAAAGTTTTCTAAAATAAGTTACATATGAATTGGATAAAAAAAACATTTATGGACTTTAAAAATTTATTTAAAGACAATAACGACATTAACGAAAAGTCGATTGTCGGTTTTATAGCTTTTATAGTAATGATATTATTTGCATTTGCAGACTTACTTACTGGTTACTTTGGAAAAGATTTAGTTATAAACGAATTTATTTATGATTCATTCCTTTGGATAGTACTTGGTTGTTTCGGTATAGCTGAAGCAGGTAGAGCTATTAACCCTAATAATAAAAAATAAAAAAATGAAAAAAACATTATTAATTGCTCTTGCTTTATTGATAGCAGTACCATCATTAGCTCAAGAGGAAAAGAAAAAGAAAAACTTCTTCAAAGAGCTATATTCTGACTTTTTAAAATATGGAACATTATATGCAGCTGGAGATATTAGAAATGCATATGAAAACTCAAGAAAAGACTTTTTTGTAGAAAGACCAGCTGACGGTGACTTATATGCAATACCAAGAGTAATAGAGGTAACTGAATATTTCGACTTCGATTATAGATACGGAGTAGGTATTCGTAAATTAGGAAGATTCGGTTATGAAAGAAAACCAGGTAACTTTTGGACTGGTAACCAATATAGAGAGAGTCAATTAGCATTATCAGCTCCAACATCTGCAGTAGATGGTTTTGAATATTTATTTCATTTTGAAAAAGAAAGATTAAGAGGAGAAGAATTTGAAAACTTTAGATATTTTTTAAGACATACAGGTAAATACCATATAGCTAAAATAGAATCTAGAGAGCAAGGTGCATATGACTTTTCTTATAAGTCAGCTGAATTAAGAGCTAGATTACCTATCGGTAAAAAATTCAGTATATCAGCAGGAGCAATATATAGAACACACGAAAGAGCTTATGGATATAATCCTATCGAAATTTGGTTAAATGAAACCGAAACTTGGACTAATCCTACTACAGGAGAAGAAATTGAATACCCAGCTAACCCTTGGTACAGCTTAGGATTCCAATATGGATATAGCGACCACTATACTACTTATACAGATGTTAATACTGGAGAGGTACTTAACGATTGGATTTGGAAAGATGAACAAGGAAACATAGTAGCATATTCAGATTTAGATTTTAGGAATACAGTATTTAGAGACCTAATTAACAGATATAATAATGAAATCTGGGATACTATAGACCCCTTCGGTGTTGTATCTCCAATCATAGGAGCAGATTTTTATCATTATAAATCTAATTTCTGGCTTCACGCTTATGCTAACTATTTACCTCCATTCCACAAATATGTCTCAGGAGATGAAGACTTTAGTTACTTAAATAGAAATAACTGGGGTAAAGGCGGATTAATACAGGATGCTGAAGGAGAACAATGGGAAGATTATCAAGTAGGACTTAATTTTGGTTGGAAAATAGGAAAAAATTTAGGAGTATTTATAGAAGGAGAGTATAATAAAATGTGGGATACTAAATTCTATAACTCAACATTTGGTATAAATTATACATTTAGATAAAAATGGCAAAACAAATAGGTGAAGATACTAAGGTTACTTTAGATCTAAAAACAATAGGTATGTTAGCAGTAGGTATAGCTACCTTAGTTGGTATGTGGTTTGCCCTGCAAGGAGATATACAAGAAGCAAAAGAACTACCAGCACCAGTGATAGACAGGGTTGAATACGATTTGAAAGATGAATTGATTCGACAAACAATAATGGATACTCAAGAAGACGTAGAAGATATAAAGGAACAGTTGGATAAGATTGATGAACGTCTTTATGAGTTACAACAAAAAAGATAAGTATGAAAAAAGTTATTTTCATTTTACTACTCTTTCTTCCTTTTATTAATAATGCACAAGAATTTATCGATGATTCTAACTTTGATAATAAAATCAACGAACAATCTGCTTTTGGAGATGATGAGACTAACATAGTAGTTGTTGAGTTTTGGGCTAAATTTAATGAAGCTAATGCTTTTGCTGATTGGGATAAAGTAGAAGGTGTAAAGTACTATAGAGTAGATATAGGAGCAGCACCAGAAGCTAAAAAAGAATATAGAGTAAGAATGGCTCCTACCATAATAATATTCAAAAACGGTATTAACCAAGAATCATTTAAAGCAGGTTTAGACTTAGAATGTCCTGTAACTTTAGATGAGTTGATAGAATCTATTGAAGAAGTCAAAACAGCAGATCAATTTTAATTTTATAATAATGAAAAAGTTAGTATTATTTTTAGCAATGGTTTTACTAATAAGTTGTGATAAAGAGGAAGAAGTAATCTTAGAACCAGTATTTGAAATAAGTCTTAATGGTGAGTCCTTCGATCCTTATGAAAGATACTCTAAAATAGAATCATTCGGCGGTACTAAATATGTCGATGGAGTTGTAAAAAAGATATTTATTCTTTATCTTCAAATAGATGATGGTCCTCCTCGATTAGATAGACAGCATTTTGCTCTTTATACATTAGACCATGATGCTAATGATGATGGAGAGTTATTAGATGTTGGTACCTATACTTGGGAAGCACCTGATGGTAAATATGCTGGTGTAGAAATACCCGGTAATGACGAGTATATAGTATGGAATGAAGTTATAGTACAAGATGCAGGACAATTAGGCGGACCTCATACAGGTCTAATTTGCTTAACTGCTGAAGGAGTATTTTATAATCCTTACATACAGTCTAATATGAGTGTAAGTTTAAAACTAGAAAATTTTCCTATAGGGTTAGATATAGATGCTACTCCTTATGGTTACTTATTAAACTAAGTGAAATATTTAATTTTATTGATATGTTTATTTGGATGTGCGGAGATAATATATACTCCTCCAACAGTATCCTATATAACTTCAATAACTCAAAAGGGAGATACTGTCAAAGTTATACAAGTTAAGGATAAGTATAAAACTAGTTATTATGTTCCTCCTTGTAATAAAATAAATAAATAAAAGTTATGGCTTTTCCTTGCCCTTCCTGTGGAAACCCTCTAGGGTTAACTATCGAACATATTATGAAGCACGATCAAATGGCTTGTCCTCATTGTTTTGCTATTTTATCTTTTAAAGTAAAAGAAGAAACTACTAAAAGGATGAAGAAAGGATTAGCTGAGATTGAAAAAATCAAAAAAAAGTATAGTAATATAGCTAAGTTTGGATAGTAGTATTCTATTTATTACTATATAACCTTTAAATTTTATGTAAATGTCACAAATTGCAGATCAATTCGTCGGATTACCAATCGAAGATCTTATCACCGGACCATTAGTAGGTATAGCAAAAGGACAAGCAAAACTAAACGAAGTAACTTGGGATTATGTTCAAGAGGTAGCTTTTGAAACAGGATCAGTAGTTAACGGAGTTGACGTTTTAAAGACCAGAGCTATAGATGTTCAAATTACTAAGGCAGTTACAAACTCAAATTTAGATACTGGTAGCAATACCGATGGTAGTATTAAAGAATGGAAAACTTTCTATAGTAAAGTTCCAATGATTGCTTTAATTCCATTACCATCTTTAGCAGTTACAAAAGCAGATATTAACTTTACAATGGAGGTCAAAGAATCTTCTGTTAGCAAAGACACTACGTCAAAATCAGGACAGTTTAGTGCTTCTATGGGATACAGCGGATGGGGCTTCAATGTTAAAGCTAATATATCTGGTAAAGTAGCTACTACGAAAGAAAATACCAGAAGTACTGATAATTCAGCTAAATATGTAGTTAATGTACATGCAGAACAATTAAAACCTACTGAAGGTATGTTAAAACTCTACGATGCAGTAAACTCAATGATTGAGCCAGTAGATCTAGCACCATCAGGTTCTAACTAAATTTTTATAGAATAAGTTGGTAATTAGGATAGTTTTTACTATCTTATAAAAAAAGGTTTCTATCAATGGCAAAATTACAAATTGAAGAGCTAGTAAGCGGTCTCCTTGAGGCCGCTATCGTAGCTAAACAGATAAGTGAAAGGCAACATATTAATGCCTTATCTAATTATTTTGACGATAAAGGTCAACCTATCACGACTGATGTACAGGTAGGAGACAAAAAAATCACTATACCTTATTATAGTATCGCAGATCATTCATCTATAGGATTAGACGAAATGGAAATAGAGTTTGATGCAAGATTAGGATTCGATACTAGAAAAGGACCATCAGATCTTAAAAAATCATTGTTGGGTAAATTTAAAGGAGGAAAAAGGTATAAGCATTTAGTTAAGAATATTGAGGTAGATCACGCTCATAATCCTAATAATATTGCTTGTGCTAAGATTAGAGTAAAATTTAAGAAAGATGAAACTCCTGAGACAGTTTCACGATTAGTAGATAGTTACATATCTATTATGGACGAACCAAATATAAACGATAAAGTATGAGCTATACAAGAGAACAAATAGAAGCGGCAGTTAAAAAAGAAGGACATAAATGGTTTGAAAATGGAGACTATAATGTTAATATAGTCGGTGTAAGAAACTCTGCAACACATAATGAAGTAACTAATAAATTTGATGATTGGATGACAATCTCATATAAAGTCAATGGAGAATGGAATTTCCATTGCTATGACTGTACTACTGACCCTGGTAAGTATTGGGTTGATAACCTAATGAACCCAGATGGAGTAGCAATAGTAGTACCAGGACAGTATAGATCATCTCATAAGATTGGACTACATCAAGGTAAATATGAAGCTTTGAGACAACAAAAACCAATTAAAGTATGGAGAGATGATAATAAAGATAACGTTTATGATCATATTGCTGACGATATTCAAGATGGAGTATTCGGTATTAATATACATAGAGCAACTAAATATCCAGGTCATGAATCTACTCAAGTTGATAAATGGTCTGCAGGTTGCCAAGTAATAGCAGCATATAATGACTTCGAAGAATTTATGAACGTAATGTATAAAGCTAGAGATGCTTGGAGTAACTCTTTTACCTACACTTTGATAGAGTCTAAATATATAGACTAATGAAAAATAAAGATATAAGAACTTATCTCTTCTGGGCTATACTCGGTATATTTGTCGGGTATGTGATATTCGGTAGAGGAACCATCAAAGTTGATGTAAAAAAATATGAAGCACAAATAGAAGCTTTAAACATAGTTATTGATTCAGCAAGAACAAAAAATAAAGAATTAGAAAAAGAAGTCGCAGATTTTCAATTAGTGATTTCTGAAGCTAATAGTAAGATTAGTAATCTTAATGATAAAATTTTTATAATTAAAAAGCAAACAGATGAAAAGATTAATGCTATCAACAGTCTTAATAATGATGAGCTTTATCAGTTTTTCACAGAACGATACAGACAGTACCTCGATTCGATTGGAAGTACCGATAGTAAAGCTAGTAATTAAAGATCTAATTAACGGTGATGCAGCTAAAGAAGAACTAATAGTATTAGATACTATTTTACATCATAAAGATATTCAGTTAAACGTTAAAGATACTATCATTTTAAATCTTAATTCACAAATAGCTAACTTTAATAAAATAGTTTCTACTAAGGATAAACAACGAGAAATCCAAGAGAATCTTCAAAAGGACTTAGAAAAAGCTTTAAAAAAAGCTAAAAGAAGAGAGTTTCTATATAAAGTAGGTACTATAGCCGGCGGTGTAATGACCGTTCTTTACTTAACCACCAAGTAAAAACTATTTATATTAAAGAAAATCATGCTAAAAACTTTAAGAAAAGGTTTTTTTCCTTTTATTATAGCTATCTCTGCTCTTTCCGTTTCTGGTTCAGCAGCTTTTTATTCAGTATTTGGTTTAAGTAAACTATTTGCTGGTGCTACTGTAGAGGTAATTATAATGGCCGGTTCTTTAGAAGTAGCTAAATTAGTTATAGCTTCTCTACTTTATCAGTATTGGGATACTATAAATAAACTTTTAAGAACTTATTTAACAATAGCAGCTATTATACTTGTACTTATAACCAGTATGGGTATATATGGATTCTTATCAGCTGCATATCAAGATACATACCAAACATTACTACTTAATGAAAATAGAATCGAATTTCTAGATAATAAAGCTAAATTTTATGAAGACGATATTCAAAGATACGATAAAGAACTTGAACAAATACTGGACAATATTAGTACTCTTTCTAACGCCAAGTCGGTTTCTATACAAGTCAAGGACACCAGTGTGGCTGGAGGCATTCGAAATACGATTTCCACGGTTGACTTACGTCTTGCACAAGATAGACTCAGAGTTGAAGAAAGTAACAGGAAAGATGTCTATTTAAGAAGAAGTATAGCTGCAGATAGTTTACAAAAATATAAATTTGAAATATTAGAGTTACAAAATAATTCTGATGCTGCAGGTGAATTAGGTCCTTTAAAATACTTATCTGGATTAACTGGTACTCCTATGGATAGCATAATTAATATTTTATTATTAGTTATTATATTTGTATTTGATCCTTTAGCAGTAGCTTTAGTTGTAGCAGCTAATATGGCTTTCGCAAATGCTTTTCCTAGAAAAGAAGAAAATATATATGGAGAAGTAGAAGAAGAAGACGATTCGTGGGAGGCTTTTATAGAAGATGAAACTTACGAACCTACAAAAAATTATACTGAAGAGGATGAAAAGAGGATGGACATTATAGGTCAAAACGGAAATGATGGAGAACATTACGAAGCTCCTGTAATACAGACTTTATTAGCTGATGTAGAAGCATTAAAAAAAGAAGAAAAACAAGTACCTGCACCTAAAATTAAACCGAAAGAGGAACCTGTAGGTAATGTAAATGATCTTAAGTCTAATCCTAATACTTTTCAAATAGTCAATAAAGATGGATCTAGAGAATTTTTAAATGAAGAACCTAAAATAGATATTAGAGGTACTAGAGCATATGTAAAACTAAATGACGGTAGAGAAGGATGGATGGATCGAGACAATAGTGATAGAATAATTTACATGTAAAAGTTGTTCGTCTGATATATTTTTATTATATTATAGTATGGAAAAAGAAGTATATAAATTTTTAAAAGCAGAAGCAGAAGCTGATAAAGCTAAAGCATTAGCTAGTATTAAATTATTAACTAAACACTCAGCAGGTATAGGAGATCATTCTACTAAAGACTATTGGGATAACTGTAATGAATCCTTAAAGTTACTTGCTTCAGCTGACGAAAGATTAGAAGTACTCGATAAGTATTTCAAGTAAAATTATTAATAAAAGTTATATGAGTAAAAAAACTATAGAAGTTTTAAAGAAAGAATACCCTACCATTTACAACGCTTATAAAGAGATAATGGATGAGCAGTTTGAACTGTTCGCTAAAAAGCATCTCGATTACGGAATGGGTAATGTATCAGCTGGTACTCAATTAGTAAATGAAGAAGAGAAAGAATTTGCTATGACAGGACTTTGGTATAGACTATCTGATAAAATTAACAGATGGAAAAATATGATACTTACTGGTCGTAAAGCTCAAAATGAAACGTTGATAGATACCTTCCAGGATATTACTAACTACGGAATTATCGCTCAGTTAGTATTTAACGGTAAATGGAAAAATAAATAATATGCCTAAAAAAATTCCAAAGCAAGTAAAACTTGTTAGGGATAGTTATATAAAGCAGAGTAAGAGTAATAAACATATCTCTTATAGTCAGCTATTTACTTACCTTAGTTGTAAACGTAAATGGGAATTACAGTATTTACGTAATATAGCTCCTTTCGAACCATCAATACATGCTGTATTCGGATCAGCATTTCATGAAACATTGCAAAATTATTTAAATGTAATGTATACTGATACTGCAAAAGCAGCTGATGAAATAGATACTAATGCGTATCTGTACGAAAGGATGACTAAAAATTATAAAAGACAGAAAATGCAGAACGGTAACGAGCATTTTTCTAATGCCGACGAAATGAATATGTTTTGGTTAGATGGGAAGCATATAATGGAATTTATTAAAAAGAAAAGAAGAGGTTATTTTTCTAAAAAGAATACTTACTTAGCAGGTATCGAGACTTTACTATATCAAGAATTAAAACCAGGAGTTTATTTTAAAGGTTTTATAGATTTAGTTTTTTATAATAAATTTTTAGATGAATATACTTTAGTCGATATTAAAACGTCTACTAAAGGATGGAATAAATTTGCTAAAGCTGATGATAAAAAAATATTTCAATTACTTTTATATAAAGAATTTTTTGCTAAGCAATTTAATATTCCTATTGAAAAAGTAAACGTAGAATACTTTATAGTAAAAAGAAGAGTACCTGTAGAAGCTGATTTTGCTTCTATGCAAAGAAGAGTACAAGAGTTTAGACCAACAGCTGGTAAAATAAAAAGAGGTAAAGCTCTATCAGCTATGAATAACTTTATAAAAGATGTATTAGATGAAAATAATAACTATATAGATAAAAGCTATCACTGTACTGGAGATAGAAATCCGTGCTGGCATTGTAACGTTTACGATGGAGTTTTAGAAAAATAGCCTATTTATATATAAATATATACTTATATATAGTTATAAAACATTAGTTATGATAAAAGATGAAAAGTTAACATCCGTTAAAATCACACAGCCTCACTTCGATAAATTTAAAATGGCTTGCTTACAAGATAATTTTTCTTTTAAAAAGCTTGCAGATCGGGCAATTTTTCTTTATATTACAGATAAGGAGTTTAAGAAATTAATTCATGATACTGTATCAATTAAATTAAAAAGATGATAGAAGGGTATATTCCAAAAGCAGATAGAAAAAAGATACTACTATTGTGCGATGATATAAGAATGCATTCAGGTATTGCTACTATGGCAAGAGAGTTTGTAGTAAACTTATCACATAAATATAATTGGTTCCAATTAGGTGCAGCACTTAAACATCCTGATGCTGGTAAGACCTTTGATATAAGTCAAGACGTTGGTAAGAGAGCAGGAATAAATGATGCTGATATAAAAGTTATGCCATGGAATGGTTACGGAGACGCAGGTGTAGTAAGAAATTTAATGGCAAAAGAAGACCCTGATGCTATTTTTATATTTACTGATCCAAGATATTGGATATGGTTATTTGAAATAGAAAGAGAAATAAGAAGTAAAATTCCTATATTTTGGTTAAATATTTGGGACGACTATCCTGCTCCTATGTACAATAGACCTTATTATGAATCAGTAGACTTATTAATGGGTATATCAAAACAAACAGTTAATATTAATAAATTAGTATTAGAAGAAAAAGCTAATGATAAAGTTATAGAATATGTACCTCATGGAATAGATACTAAAGATTTCTTCCCTATCAGAGAAGGAGATGAACTTTACCCTAAGTTAATAGAATTTAAAAAACAAACAGTACCTGTTGAAACTGACTTTATAGTATATTTTAATTCCAGAAATATTCATAGAAAAAGACCAGGTGATACATTAATGGCTTATAAACATTTTTGTGATATAATAGGAGAAGAGAAAGCTAAAAGAACTGCATTAGTAATGCATACTCAACCAACTGATAATAACGGTACTGATCTTCAAGCGATGAAAAATACTTTTTATCCTAATGGTAATATATTTTTCTCTAGTGCTAAAATTAGTCCTCAACAGATGAACTTTATGTATAATATGGCTGACTTAACTGTATTACTATCATCTAATGAAGGATGGGGATTAGCATTAACTGAATCGATGATGTGCGGTACTATGATATCAGCTAATGTTACTGGAGGTATGCAAGATCAAATGAGATTTGTAGATGATAAAGGTAAATGGATAGAATTCGATGCTGATTTTCCTTCTAATCATAGAGGTACATATAAAGAACATGGTGAATGGGCTATACCAGTATTTCCTTCTAATATTTCCTTTACTGGTTCTCCTCTGACTCCTTATATATACGATGATAGATTAAGCCCTGAAGATGCTGCTCAAGCTATATTAAAAGCTTATAATTTAAGTAAAGAAGAGAGAGATAAAAGAGGAATGAAAGGCCACGAATGGGTTATGTCTGATGAAGCAGGTATGTCTTCTAAGAATATGAGTAAAAAAGTAGGAGAGTGTATGGAAAAAGCATTTAAAAACTTTAAGCCTAGACCTTCATATAACGTAATAAAAATAAAAGAGTATAAACCTCCAACTGTTAAACATAAAATTATAGGTTATTAATATGGATAAAATATCAGTAGTAATTAGTTCTCCTGTAGATACTTATTCAGGATATGGAGCAAGAGCTAGAGACTTTGTTAAAGCAGTTATGGCTTTAGATAAGTATGATGTTAAGTTATTATCTCAACGTTGGGGTAATACTAGATTCGGTTATTTAGAAGATCATGGTGAAGATGATATGTTAGTAAATATTATTCCTCAAATGACCTCACAACCTGATATATGGATACAGATTACTGTACCGAATGAATTTCAAAAGATAGGTAAATATAATATAGGAGTTACTGCAGGTATAGAAACTACTCTTTGTGCAAAAGAATGGATTGACGGATTAAATAGAATGGATCTAGTTCTTACTTCTTCTAATCATTCTAAAAACGTATTAGAAGAAACTAAATGGGATATTAAAGATAATAGAACTAATCAAATAGTAGAAACTACTAAAGCTACAGTTCCTATTAAAGTTTTATTTGAAGGTATTGATAATAATAAGTACAAAGTAAGTCCTAGTAAAGAATTTGATTTATCTATAGTACAAGAAGAATTTTGTTTTTTATTTGTAGGACATTGGCTGCAAGGTAGTTTTGGTCATGATAGAAAGAATATAAGTTACATGATTAAATCTTTCTTAGAAACGTTTAAAAATAAACCTAAACAACCTGCATTAGTATTAAAAACCTCTCATGTAGGAAGTTCTATAATAGATGAAGATAGAATACTTAAAAAAATAGGAGAAATAAGACAATCAGTAAAAGGTAAATTACCTAATATATATTTAGTTCATGGAGAGATTTCAGATACTGAAATGAATAATTTATATAATCATCCTAGAATTAAAGCAATGGTTTCGTTTACTAAAGGAGAAGGTTTCGGAAGACCTTTACTTGAATTTAGTGTAGTTAAAAAACCTATTATAGCATCAGGATGGTCTGGTCAAACTGATTTCCTTAATAATAAACAGTCTTTTTTAGTAGGAGGTCAAGTTCATAAATTAGATAAGTCATCGGTACAGAAAGGAGTATTATTAGAAGAAAGTGAATGGTTCCAACCTGAAGATGCTCAAGTAGGTGCAGCATATAAAGAAATTTATAAAAATTATAAAAAATGGGTTCCTTTAGCTAAACAGTTAGGATTTAAAAATTCTAAAGATTTTAGTTTTGAAGCTATGACTAAACTACTAGGTGAAATACTAGATGAAAGTTTACCTGAGTTTCCTAAACAAGTTGAGTTAGAGTTACCTAAATTAGATTTACCTAAATTAAAATAGTTATGAGTGATAATTTAACAAAAGATAGATTAGTAAAAGGTCCTTTTGGTAGTGATGCTTGTTATGAGCAATCATTTCAGCAAGAAGGTAAAGAAGTTAAAACTTGGCTTTGTATGGGAAGTGGTTTCAGTACTTCAACTATGATGGATAAAGATTCTAAATTAGTAAAAGATACTTTAGAAACTTCCCCTGAATTATATAAAGATCTTATGCATATAGATGAAAATGATAGAGCATGGTTTCCTGCTACAATAACTCTTCCTGGAAAAGGAATGGTATTTGCAGATGGTACTAATAAAAAAGATTGGAAATGGGCTGCAGTTAGAGCTCAAGAATTAACTAACGAAGAAGTTGAATCAGGAAAGTTTCCTAAAGATCAAACGCACAAAATGGATATGAAAAATATGACTTATTTTGATGCTCATAGAGGATTTATGGATGCTTTAGAAGTAATAGGGTTTTATGAAATCAATTAGTTACGCTATAACAGTTTGTAATGAGTTTATAGAAATACAAAAACTCGTTCCTTTTCTTTTAGAACATAAAAGAGATGAAGACCAGATAGTAGTATTGTATGATCAAAGTAATGGTACTGAAGGAGTAGAAGACTTCTTAAGAGCTAAGAGTATTAATTATGATTTTAGTTGGTATCCAGGATCATTCAATAAAAATTTTAGTGAATGGAAAAATTTATTAACTAGCTATTGTTCAGGAGATTATATATTTCAAATAGATGCTGACGAATTACCTGATGAAGGATTAATTAAAGATCTTCCTAGAATTATAGAAGCTAATCCTGATAATGAAGTATATTTAACCCCTAGAATTAATACAGTCGAAGGATTAACTCAAGAGCATATAGGTAGATGGCAATGGAGAGTAAATGAAAAAGGATGGGTTAACTGGCCTGATTACCAATGGAGAATCTGGAAAAATATACCTAGTATAAAATGGATAAATAAAGTTCATGAAAAATTATCTGGGTATAAAACTTATGCTGCACTACCTGCTTCTCCTAAATATGCTTTATATCATCCAAAAGATATTAAGAGACAGGAAAGACAAAATGAATTTTATAACACTTTAACAGATTAAATATGGGAGCACCTTTTATATTACAAGAAGAATCAGTAAAAGATGTAGTTAACTCAGTAGGAGTAATTACTGATTATCTAAAAAAGTTTGAACAAAAAGATATATCATTAGTAAAATTATTTTCAAAAGATGTAGAACTTATAGATTGGAACATACATAAGAAAGGATTTAGCGATGTAGTCAAAGCTTATGAAGATATATTTACATCAGTTAATACTTTTAAAATTACCAGTCCTGGTATAGGAGATGTATCTTCAACCGATTCAGTTTTACTTTATCCAGTTATTAAAGTTGACGCTCAAGCATTTCTTTGTAGAATCGATATAGCTATAGATGGTAAAGAACCTTTAAAAGTAATAGATATTATAACTTTAAATAATGAAGGGTTAATTAGTAAGATTAATGCTTTTAAACAATAATGAAAGTAGGAATAATTGGTAATGGTTTTGTAGGAGAAGCTCAAGCTTTTGCTTTTAGTCCTACGTATGAAATAAAGATCTACGATGTTGATCCTCTTAAAAGTCTAAATACATTAGATGAAGTACATAACTGTGATGTAGTATTTGTTTGTGTTCCTTCTCCTATGAACGAAGATGGATCTCAAAATTTAACCTATATTGAAGACGTTTTTGATAATGCTGATCCTGGCCCAGTATATGTAATAAAATCAACTGTTATACCTGGTACTACACGTCTCTTACAAAAGAAATATAAAGATTTAAGTATTGTATTTAGTCCTGAATTTTTAACTCAAAGAACCGCTAAATTAGATATGATGACTCAAGCAAGAGTTATCTTTGGAGGTGACGATATAACTACTGGAGCATTAGAAAAATTTTATTCTAAAAGGTTTAAGAATAGAAACTATATACATACCGATCCAACAACAGCTGAATTAATCAAGTATATGAATAATACTTTTTTTGCTACTAAAGTATCGTTTATGAATGAATTTAAAATATTAGCTAATAAGCTAGGAGTTGATTGGGATACAGCAGTATGGGGATTTGCATCTGATCATAGATTAGGAGATAGTCATTTAGATGTTCCTGGTCCTGATGGTAAGTTAGGATTTGGAGGAACTTGTTTTCCAAAAGATATAAACGCTATTATTGATGTTGCTAATAGTAATAAAGTAGATATGAAAGTATTAAAAGCAGCTTGGGAAACCAATTTAGTAGTAAGACCAGAAAAAGATTGGGAAGAATTAAAAGGAAAAGCAGTAGTATGAAAACAAAGATACGTAAAAAGTCCGCTTTAGTCTTAGGCGGAGGAGGATTTATAGGAGGACATTTAGCTAAAAGATTAAAAGAAGAAGGCTTTTGGGTTAGAATAGTTGATATAAAAACTAATCATGAATACTTTAACCATAAAGATATTTGTAACGATTACGTATCAGGTGATTTAAGGGATCCTAAAGTAGTAGAAGCAATCTTTAGAATAGAAACAGATCCTAATCATAAGGACGTAATTTATAATTATACTTTTTATAAACAACCTTTTACTAACGTAGAAGCATTTGATGAAGTTTACCAACTAGCTGCTGATATGGGTGGTGCAGGTTATATCTTTACAGGAGATAATGATGCAAATGTTATGCACAACTCAGCATTAGTTAATTTAAACGTAGTAAATGAAGCTACTAAAACTGGAGTAGGTAGAATATTTTATTCTTCTTCTGCTTGTATGTATCCAGAACATAATCAATTAGATCCTGATAATCCTAACTGTGAAGAGTCTTCAGCTTATCCAGCTGATCCTGATAGCGAATACGGATGGGAGAAACTATTTAGTGAAAGATTGTATTTTGCTTTTAATAGAAATTATAACTTAGATGTTAGAGTAGCTCGTTATCATAATATATTCGGTCCTGAAGGAACATACGATGGAGGAAGAGAAAAAGCTCCAGCTGCTATGTGCCGTAAAGCTGCTGAAGGTAAAGAAGAAATAGAAGTATGGGGTAGCGGTAATCAAACAAGATCGTTTATGTATGTAGATGAATGTGTTGAAGCAACTTTAAGATTAATGAGACAAGATAAATTTTTAGGACCTGTAAATATAGGCTCAGAAGAAATGGTAACTATTAATGAATTAGCTCAAATAGCAATAGATCTTTCCGGAAATAATCTTTCTATAAAAAATATAGATGGTCAAGAGTTTATAGACAAATATGGCTTTCCATGTCCGTTAGGAGTAAATGGTAGAAACTCTCATAATAAATTATATAAAGAAAAAATAGGATGGGAATCTAAAGCTACTCTTAAAGAAGGAATGGCTAAAACTTTTGAATGGATCAATAAAAAAATTAATGGATAAGAAAATATTATTATTTACAACTATTGGTAAACTCTCAGAAGAGTCTCAAGCTCATGTTAATGCTAGCTTTCAATCTTGGAAAGATTATGGGTTAGATATATTAGTATTTGGAGAAACATTTCATAAAGATTTATGTAGTAAGTTTGACGCTATATTAGATACATCAGTTGAAAAATCTGAGTTTGGTATACCTTTAGTAAGAAGCCTATTTGTTAAAGCATCACAATATGAAGGATACGATTTATTTTGTTATATTAATTCTGATATTATTTTTAATAAAGATCCTAGACCTATACTGGAACTAATTAAATATAAAGAGTTTATGGCTGTAGGTCAAAGACTAGATGTATGGAACTGGCCTAATATTACTAAAAAGAAGGTACATAATCCTGGAGGTATAGATTACTTTTTTATGACCAAAGGGTTTAGAGATTGGAATGATATGCCTGACTTTAGCGTTGCAAGGGGTAGATTCGATCATTGGATTATGGGTAAAGCATTAGAAAGCGGTAAAGCAGTAGTAGACTTAACTAAGGTATTTTTACCTATCCATCCCGAACCTATAAATAGAATATCAGCAAATCCTGATATACAGTACGCTAACGGTATGATTAAGTTAGGGTACCAGCAATATAGAAATATGAATATTTTTTTAGATCTACAATGTCATGGTCAAACTAATATGACTCCATTTGTTATGACTAAAAAAGGATTAGAAAAAAGAAAAGACATACCTTTAAATGAATTTAAACATCAGTTCGAATATGACTACGAAAAATTTTGATTTATCTGAACCTAAAACTATAGTATTCGATTTAGATGGAACATTACTTAATGTTGATAGAAACTATTACGATAAAGCTACTCCTATCAAACATAGAATCAATATGGTTAATAAACTATACGATGAAGGCCACACGATAATAATAGAAACAGCTAGAGGCTGTGTAAGTGGAAAAAATTATTTCTTTTATACTTTAGATCAACTTAAAGAATTTGGTTTAAAATTTCATACTCTACGTACTGGAGTTAAATATGGAGCGGATTTATTTGTAGATGATAAGGGTATATCTGATAATAATTTTTTTAAAGATAACGGTAAAGGTAAAAAATTAGAACCTTGGCAGTTAAAAGATCGTGATTAATGGCAAGTATAAAAAAGTTTATAAATAAAAGTCCAAACATAGTAAAAAAGTTATATTATAAATTAGTTCCATTTTATAAAAGATATGGGTCTGAATTTAAAGATACTTATGACTTTTTACTACATTCATTAGATTTTACTCCTAAGCAGTTAAAAGATTATCAGTTTAGTAAACTACGAGAGACTATTTCTAATGCTTATGAGAACGTACCATACTATCATAAGTTAATGGTAGATTACGGAGTACCTAAGTATATTCAAGATCCATCTGATATTTCTAAATTACCTATACTTACAAAACAAATAGTTAAAGATAATTGGAAAGATTTAATTAATAAGAAATACAAAGATGATATAATAACTTTTAAAACCTCAGGTTCTACTGGAGAAAAATTTAAGTTTTTAGGGAACGATAATTTATATAAAAGAGAAGCAGCATTTGTACTAAGAGCATTTAATATGCATAACGCTTCTCTATATGATAAACCTTCAGTTTGGGTTAGACGATATGCTCCTAAAGCCGGAGACCCAATTTCCTATACTGATCATGAATTAAATAGAGTATATTTATCTCCTTTTAATTTGTCTCCTTCAACTATAGAAAGTTATGTTAGAGAAATAGATAGAACATCAGCTGAAACTTTAGTTACTTATCCTTCGTTAGCTAATTTTATGGCTAACTTAATGTATGATAAATGTTTAAGATTTAAAAAGATTAGAAGTATTCATGTAGCTTCTGAAATGGTCCTTCCGGAATGGAGAAATAATATTAGAGCTAAGTTAGGAATTAATTTATATGCTCATTATGGTATGATGGAAAAGGTTTCTTTCTTTTCTAATTTTTTAGGTAGTGATAAGTATGCTGAAAGTTTAGAATATGGTTATACTGAAATAGTGAACGGTGATGTTATAGGTACTGGCTTCTTAAACGATGTTATGCCTTTTATACGTTATTCTCCCGGTGATAGAGCTGTTAAAAATAGTAACATTGAATACTTTAATGCATTACCGGTTAGTATAGATGATTTTATAGGAAGATCCACAGATATGATTTTTACAAAAGATGGTAGAAAGTTATCCGGAGTTAATTTTTATACTATGATGTATAAAATACCTGGAGTAGAAATGTTTCAAATTATTCAAAAATCATTGGATGAAATAATAGTTAATTATATACCTTCTGATGAATGGGGTAAAGATACAGAAAACTGTATAATAGATGGTATGGAAGATAGAGCAGGAAAAGATATTAAGTTACAAGTTAATTCAGTTATAGAGTTGGAAAGAAGTTCTACTGGGAAGTTAAAAACGATTAAGAATGAATGTTAATTTAGATAATGTAAAACCTTATATACTTTCTGATAGAGTTATATCATCTGATATGACTTACTTAGATTGGAATGAAGGTAGTCCTATACCTATAGAACTTTTAGATAATATTAAAAGAAAATTAACTGACCTACACCACTACTCAGACCCTTCTAATAATGAATTAAAAGAAGCATTAGAGAACCATACAGGAGTAGATAAAACTTTTATCGAAGTATTTAACGGATCTGATTCAGCTTTAGATTATACATTTAGAGTTTTACTTAACAGTAATGATAAAGTCTGTATACCTTACCCTAATTATACTCAAGTAAATCAAACTATAACTTCATTAGGATGTCGAGTTCTTAATTGCGATATTAGTACTTTAGAAGAGAATATTAAATCTTTTAAACCTAAAGTAGTTTACTTATCAGTACCTAATAATCCTTTAGGGTATGTTTATAATACTTTACCTCTTGCTGAGAAGTACCCTAATACTTTCTTTATAGTAGATGAAGCTTATGCTGAATACTTTCCTAAATGCTCAGTATTTGATCAAGCTTATAAGTATTCAAATGTAATAGTTACAAGAACTTTTTCAAAAGGTTTTGGATTAGCTGGGATTAGGCTTGGATATTTGACAACTAATTCATATATTATGAATAAGATAAGGTCTATTAATAACTTTAAACAAGTAAATACTTTAGCAGCAATAGCTGGAGTAGAAGCATTAAAAGATTTTAAAACTATACAAGCAAGTATTAATTTAACTAATATAGTTAAAAAGAGTTTTTTAAATGTACTTAAAGATTATAGAATAAGAGATAGTCATGCTAACTTTGTATTATTAGAGCATACTAGAGCTAAAGAAATAATAGAAGAATTAAAAAGATCAGGTATTTTAGTTAGAGATAGAAGTAAATTTATTAATAATACTATGAGAATTACTATTGGAGATGGATCTATAATGAAAAAAATAGCTGAAATTATAAAAAAATATTAATGTATAAAAAGATATCCTTTGTAGGTTTAGGTAAGCTAGGTCTTCCTTTAGCTACTAATTTTGCTAAAAACGGTCACGAAGTATTAGCAGTAGATAAAAATACTAGATTAATTGAAATACTAAACGCAGGTAAAGAACCTTGGTTGGAGGTAGGACTATTAGATAATATTAAGCAAGCAAAAAAGAATATAACATATACCACAGGTTACGATGGAGTAGGCAAATCTGATGTTAGTATAATATTAGTTAATACTCCTTCAATTAAAAAAGATGGATCGTTTTCAAATTTATATGTTGAACAGTCTATCCAATCTATATGTGAACAACTTGAATTAGAAAGAAAAAAAGAACATCATATAATACTATCTTCTACAGTAATGCCTGGTTCGATTAATAATGATTTTATTCCTCTAATTAAATCTTTAACTAAATGCAAAGTAAGTTTTAGTTATGTACCTGATTTTGTAGCTATAGGACAAGTTATAAAAGATTTTGAGAACCCAGACTTTTTATTAATAGGAAGTGATTCAAAAAAATCTTCTACGTTTACAAAAAAATTATATAAAAGTATTTTAAAAAGTAAACCTCCTGTAAAAGAATTAACGTTAGCTGAAGCTGAACTTTGTAAGGTATCGTTAAATGCATATATTACTACTAAAATATCTTTTGCTAACTATTTAGGATTATTAGCGAATAAATTAGATCCTAATATTCAAGTTGATAATATTACTGATACGATAGGATTAGATGCTCGTATAGGAACTAAATACTTTAAATCTGGAGGTCCGTACGGCGGTACTTGTTTTCCTAGAGATACCTGGGCATTCGCAAAAGTATCTGAAAAAGTAGGATTAGAATCTTTTCAAATGTTTGCCAATGAAAAAATTAACGATCAAACCGATAAAGATATATTCAATCAGGTAATGGATAGAAATCCTGATAATATTGGTTTAATTGGTTTAGGTTTTAAACCCGGTACTTCTGTTATTACTGAAGGAGTTGCTACTAAATTTTTAGAAAAAATAAAGAATTATCATTGTAAAGTTTATTTGTACGATAGATATTCTGATAGTATAGATAATATTATTAATGAGCATCCAGAGATAGATTTTGTAGACTGTAGAATAAATAATTATACTATAAGAGATGTAGTTAGTGCTTGTGATTCTATTTTATTTTGCAACGGTGATAGAGAATATTTAGAAGACAAACATTTCGGAGAAGTAGATATGTTTGAAATTAATACTAAGACTGTTATAGACCCTTGGAGAATGTTATGAAGATATTATTTGCAAAACAACAATTAGATTTAGTAGGACCAAGACAATCATTTGCTTATGCCGATGATCATGAATTAGAAATATTAAGAGGTTTTCAAGGTAAAGTTTCTTTATGGGAAATGTTATGTGCATTAAAAGCTGACTTTCTTATAACTCCTACTTTAGTTCAAGCACCTTGGTTAGGTACTTTATTACAACAAGAAGGTTATAAAGATACTATGCAAAGAACTACTCCACAAGTTATAGATCCTAACCATTTTGACTTTGGAGCCTACGATGTAGTAATAACTCATGATTCATTTTTAGGATTACAGATAGATGCTTTAAAAGAAAAGTTTCCTAAAACAGTTTTTGCTTATTTATTAGCTGAACATTCAAGTTGGCAAATGCATAGAATAGGATATAAATATGATTTATACTTAGATCATACTTTAGAATCAGTAGATAAGGTAGTAAGATTACCTCAAGCAGTTAACTTTTTATTTCCAAGAATACCTCAAAGAGTAAGAGAGTTATTTAAACAAGAAAGAACCTCAGTATTTTTAGATTATAGAACCTTAGGTTATTTTATTGGTCATGGATCAAATAACTTTTTACTTACTGAAGATAAAGTAAATAACTTTTATGATAATTTAAAATTAGATTTACCGATAGAAAGAATAAGTAATATTTCTATGAAACCTTTTATGTTTGATGAAACATACAATAACGATTCGATTGAATATTATAGTAAATTATGTAGAACTAAATACTTCTTTACTATAGCTAATAGAGTAGGTCAAGCTGCTTTTGATGCAGCATCTGCAAATTGTATAGTATTTGGTAATTCTAAATCTAAACTTCATAAATTACTTTGTCATCCTTTTACTTTGATGGATGAAGAGATAAAAATAGAACATGTTAAAGATGCAATTAATACATTAGAAAACGATCAAGATTTATGTATGAAAATTTTAGATCATCAAAATAAATTTTTATTTGAAACTTGTGTAGAGCATCCTATAAACGTATTTAAAAAAGCAATTGAATTAAAATGAAAAAACTTATAATACTATTTTTACTATTTACTAGTTGTGCAAGCGTACAACAGGAAAGATTAGCACCAGATAATATATTTGATGCAGTTAATATTAATGATAATAATCCTAAAAGGAATAAAGGCATAATGAAAACATTAGTATTTAGTACTGCTGTATTTATATTAACTACAATAGCAAACAAATAATGAAAATATTAGTAACAGGAGGTGCAGGTGCAGTAGGTACTAACCTTATAGAAAAATTATTAGAATTAGGACATAAAGTAACTAGCTGGGATAATTACTCTGCTGGTTTAGAATCTAATCATATTGAAGGTGCTACATATATTAATAGAGATACTAGAGAGATGAGTTATGGTACAGGTCCTGGGAGTATAAAAGGATTTGATTTAGTATACCATTTAGGAGAGTACTCTAAAGTTGTTCCTTCGTTTGATATACCTGAATTAGCTTTTAGATATAACTTAGATGGAAGTATGAGGGTATTAGAATCTTGCAGGCATGAAAATATACCTGTAGTATATGCAGGTTCTTCTACTAAGCTATCATACCCAGGAGAATTAGGATCTCCTTATGCTTTATATAAATCTACAGTAGCTAAATTATTTCAATGCTATGGTGATTGGTATGATTTAAAATTTAATATATGCTATTTTTATAATGTTTATGGTCCTAGAACTGAAACTTGGGGTAATGAATGGCAAACAGTTATTAATATATTTAGGGATCAAAAGAAAGCAGGAAAGAATTTAACTGTTACAGGAGATGGAACTCAAAAAAGAGATTTTACTCATGTAGAAGATATAATACAAGGTTTAGTTTTAGCAGGAGAAAATATTAATAATGAAGAATATCAATTAGGTACTGGGGAAGAGTTTAGTATTTTAGAAATAGCTGAAGCATTTGATCATCCTCATGAGTTTATTGATCCTAGACCTGGAGATAGACCTAATGGATTAGCTGATATTAGTTTTACTAAAGAACGTTTAGGATATAAACCTAAGCATAAAATAATGGATTATATAAAAAATATATGAAAATAGCTTATATAAGTGAAATGGGTAATAGAGGGCAAATTGCCCGAGTAGGAAGAGAATATGATATGATGAGAACGGAATGGGCATGGCCGTGTGCATTAGAAGCTGATCTATTTCCATTCGATACTGAACCTCAAGGTGTTATGTATGATTTAGCTATAGTAATATTACCTAAGCAGAATTTACGTTTATGGAGAGAAAGTAAATTTTTTGAAAGAGCTAGAAAGTTCTGTAAGAAAATTGCTATAATGCAAGAAGGACCTCACTGGTGCTTTCAAGATTACGAATTAGCAGATCAGATATGGTACTATAATAGTTTAAAAAATGCTGATATTTTATACGTTCATAATAAATTAGATATTATATACTATAAAGGTATTACTGATCATAAAGATATTAGAATACTTCCTTCATTAATGGTTACAGATTCAGTAGAAGATTTACCTAAAGTAAAAAGAGATGGAATAATGATAGGTGGTAACTTCGTTAGTTGGTATGGAGGATTTGATTCATATGTAGTTGCTAAAAGCATAGATGAACCTATTTACTCTCCTCAAATGGGAAGAAGACAACAAGGAGAAGAACAATTAGGGATTAATCAACTTCCTTATATGAGTTGGGTTGATTGGATTAAGGCATTAAATAATAGAAAGTACGGTATTCATTTAATGAGAACACATGCAGCAGGTACCTTTGCTCTTAATTGTGCTTTTTTAGGTATACCCTGTATTGGTTATAAAGGATTAGATACTCAGGAAAAATGCCACCCTGAGTTAAGTATAGAAATAGGAGATATTGAAAAAGCTAAGTATTTACTTGGAGAATTGAAAAATAATTCGTATTTTTATAAAGAGTGTACGTATCAAGCAAAAGAAAATTATAAAGAATATTATCATGAAGATAAGTTTAATTCAACCTTCAAGAAACAATTTGAAATACCTTAAATGGTCTTATGATTCTATAAGAAAGAATCAAGGAGATCATGAAGTACAGATATGTGTAGCAGATGATGCCTCATCTGACGGTACGTTAGAATGGTGTAAAAAAGTAGCTAAGGAAGATAAACTATTTAAGTTTATTAGAAATGAAGGACCTAAAAGATTAGGTCATACTATACTATATGATAGGTTAATTAATGAAGTAGCTACGTTTGATATTGCTATGATCTATCATGCTGATATGTATTTATGTCCCGGAGCTTTAGATAGTATAGAAGAATTAATAGAACCTAAAGTAATAGTTTCATTAACTAGAATAGAACCTCCTTTACATCCAGACGGTCCTGAAAAAGTTTTATTAGCTTGCGGAGAAGAACCTGAAAGATTTAGAGAGCAAGCAGTACTTGATTATGTTTTTAAGAATGCTGATAAAGATAAAGTAACTGAAGGTATATTTGCTCCTTGGGCATTTTATAGAAAGGACTTTCAAGAAATAGGAGGACATGATCCATTATATGCTCCTCAATCAAAAGAAGATACCGATATCTTTAATAGATTTCAGCTAAATGGAGTTAAGTTTAAACAGACATGGTCAGGTTTCGTTTATCATATGACTTGTAGAGGTAGTAGAAGAAATGTATTAGATGCAGCTAAAAATATACATGAAGATAGCCCTGAATGGTTAGAACAGAATATGAGATCTACTCGTAATTTTATTCGAAAGTGGGGTCATTTCTGTTTACATGATGCTTATATGAAACCTATTATTCCTCCAAAGTATAATATTAGGTTTAATCTTACTAATACTACTATTGATAAATTACATATGTTAGAACCTTGGTGCGATAATATGGATACTGATATCCCAACAGATGAATTAAAAAAGTATATTGAAAGAGAACAAAAGAATACTATTATAAAATTAGAACCTAAATTTAATTATAATCGAAATAGCGATATTACAGTTAATATTGATTGTAATACTTTTACTAACGAAGATTTTATTAATTTATCGAGAATGTCTCAAATAATAAAAGATAGTGGAGCAGTAGGAGAGTTTAATTTAGGTAATCTATTTATTAATATAGTAAGAATAAAAGAATATACAGATAATTTAATTAAGTTAAAATGACAAGAAAGTATTTAGTAGAATTTACTTATCAAACAGGAGAAGTAGAAGAAGTTGAATTAATTACTGATAGAATAGAGTGGTCAATTAATCAATGGAGTAGAAATAGAGCTATAATAAATCATAAAATTATAGCAACTATTAATGAACATCCTAATAATGATAACAAAATGCTTTTTGGCTAACTATTTATTAATATGAAACTAGAAAACTTAGTAAAACAGATTACTGAAGCAGCTAAAATTAACTTTGCTGGTCATCAATTTATATTAAAAGTTGATACTAATGAAGATCCTCAAAAGAAAGGTGTTAAAGTACAGTTCATTCCTACCGAATTTGGTTCTATTTCAGCTACTGAACAAAACGATATTGCTATTGAATTAGAAGAAAGACTAGAACAAGGTCTATCAGATTATGATTTAAGAGTAGAAAGAGATAGAAATTTAAAAGATAAAACTATTATAGGATTCTTTATTTATATAGAGTATTTCGATAGAATTATTAGAAAAGCATTAGCAGATCAAAACCCAGATTTAGACGAACCAGTACAAGATATACCAGGAGATGAATAAATTTACAGCTTCATTAAAGCAAACATTTTTTTCGTTACATAAAGTTCCTTTTAGAATTAAACAAAAGCAACTTGATCGCACTTCTGTTAACCAAAAATTATTCTTTGATTTCTTACAAAATATGCAAAGAATAGAAGTAAGAAGAGAAAAACTCTTAGATATAGGTTTAGATGTTACTGGTTATGAAGATATGTTTTTCCACGTTATTGAAAGTTTACTTAATCTTACCTTTAATAAAAAACAATTAGAATTATTACATACCTATTTATACGAACTAGCTCCTAATCCTGATTGGGATGGAACTATAAAATTAAAAATTAACGAAAAAGAAGAAAGAGTAGTTAATTTAAAGACACCAAAAGATGTATGGGAAGTACTTCAGAAAATGGGGTAAATAGTTGTTTTTCTGAATAATTTTTCTTATATTTAAGATTGATTAATTTAAAACGGTTATATATATGCAAAACAATGTAAAAATGCTACAATGCCCAGCTTGTGGGCAATATACTTTACATCCTCAAAGAAAAGCTTTAGGATTTCACGTTTGTGTTAATTGTTCAACTACTGATAGAGTAGTAGGTATTACTACTGTAGAAGGTAAAGGAGATCATACATGGAATGATATTATTATTATGGATAGAAAGAAAGCTTTAGGTATTGCTAAAAAAGAAGCTGAGTTAAAAGGAAAAAGATTCGATCCAGGAGTTGAAATACAAGATTACGAAAAGGATGAAAACGTAGTTACTCAATCAGTTAATGAGAAAGTAAGCGCTTCTTTAAATCCTTCTGACGAAATGGATCTTAAATTTCCAGAATACGATACTTATGATCCTAATGCTGAACCTGAAGGAATACAAGGAATAGATTACTAATGTCTTGGATAGGAGAAAATAGAGCTATATCAGCTATAGATTGGATAGAGGAAAATAAACCTCATGATGGTCCTTTTATAGTTTACTTTAAAGATGATCCTATCTCAGTAACTTTAGATATAAATGAATCTAAAAATAGGCAGGTAAGATGGGAGATGTACTTTAAAGATGGGGAAAGAGCAGATGGTAATTCTTACGGTTGGTATTTTGACGGTACTTTAAAGCAAATTATAAGTTGGAAAAATGGAGTTAAGCATGGAGCTAATATTAGATTTCATCCTAACGGTATGTTAATAGATCAATGGCATTATAAAGATGGTAAGAGAGATGGAGTATGGTTATCCAGACATAATAAGATTGAAGATAATATTAGAAGAAAAGATTTATACGATAACGGAATTATGTTAAATGGCTAGACCAAGTAAAATACTTACTAAGGAAGATATACTTAGAGCTCAAAAGATGACTAGATCTAATTTTGCAGCTGCTAGATATCTTCATGTATCTTATAATCATTATAAAAAATATGCTAAAATGTATAAAGATGATGATGGTAAGACTTTATTAGAAGCTCATATGAATCAAGCCGGCAAAGGTATTCCTAAGTTCTTAACTAATAAAGGTAAAGAACCTCCTTTAATGGATCTATTAGAAGGTAGGATTCCTATAGAGCATTTTGATGCTCAAAAAGTAAAGCAGAGAATCTTACAAGAATGTTTATTAGAAGAAAAATGTGATAAATGTGACTTTATGGAGAGAAGAGTACACGATACTAAAGTACCGTTAGTCTTAACTCATAAAGATAGAAACAGAAAAAATTGGAAATTAGATAATTTACAGTTCTTATGTTATAATTGTGCTTTCTTATATTATGCTGATCCTATTACTGAACAGCAAGTTGAAGCTATGGAAGACTACGTAGATAAATCTAAAGAAGAATTTAACTGGGAAATGGATCAACATCATATCGATCATTTAAAAGAGTTAGGACTATATGATGAAGAGAAACCAGGTGATGAATTTATAGAAAAGCTATAACTATTTATATTCATGAAAACTAATAAGAATAAAAAGTTTTCTACGTTTAAAAGACGTAAATCTCACGAAAGAAAAGTTGCTGATGACCTCGTTAAGCAACACGAGCGAAACGAAAAGTTACGCGAAAAGGAGATAGGAAATAAATTTCTTGATCTCTTCTAAGTTTAATTTAATTTTATTTTATGAAAAAAATCTCAACTATAGCTATGTTAGTATTTGGAATTAGTATTATATCACTCTTTGCAAGTACTCCATTATTTATACCTTACTATCAAACAAAAGTATCAGTAGTTGAAGCCCAGCCAGTTTATTTTGTAGAAGCTGAACCAATAAAAGTAAATATAAATCTTGATATTAAAAACCATAATGCTTTTTTAGAAGCTATGGGTAAAAGAGAATCTTCTAATAATTATAGAGCAGTTAATAGATTCGGTTATATGGGTAAATATCAATTTGGTAAATCGACTTTAAAGACTCTAAAAATTAAAGTTAGCAAAGAAGAGTTCTTAAATAACCCAGACCTACAAGAAGAAGCTATGCATAAGCTACTTTTATATAATCAGAAAAAATTAAAAAAATATATAGAAAAGTACGATGGTAAAATAGTTCATGGTGTTTTTGTTACTGAATCTGGACTATTAGCAGCAGCTCACCTAGGAGGACCAGGTAGCGTTAGAAAATGGTTTAGAACCGGTGCAGTTAGAAAGGATGGTAACGGAGTAAAAATAACATCTTATATGAAAAACTTTTCAGGTTATTCCTTGGAGAATTTATAATTTTTTACTATATTTAAAGATATGATTAAGTTACATTTTGAATCTACTCACGAATTTGAGAAGTTATTTTCATCTAAAAATAAAGAAGTTACAGACGGTATAGTTAGCGGAGTTGAAAATGCTATGGATAAGAATAAAAAAGTAGCATTTTTATTTGAAGTTACTTTTAGTAATGGTGATCATGCATACGAAATAACTTTATCATCTCATTTATGGGCTGAAGCTCTACAAAGCTGCTTAGATTTTTATCATGAAGAAGGACATACTGACGAAGCAATCGATTGTTGGAAACTGTTAGAATGTGCTAAAGTATGGTAAAACCTTTTGAGGAATTATTCGTAGAACCTAGAACTTGGAAGTTTAAATCATCTAGTTCTGATAAAGAATATACAGTAACTGAAGGTAAATGGCTATACTGTGATTGTTGGGGTTATATAGCTCATAAGCGTTGTAAGCATATAAAAAAAGTTAAAGAACAGTTGGAATTCTGAGATATTCTTCTTATATTAAGGTATAAAATTAAGGTTATGTATAATATAAATTTCGATGTTTGGCTTAAAGATGAAGTTAAAGATATCTTAGAAGCTAATTATGTAGATAAATCTCTATCTACGGATGATTTTGTAGGATTAGTTAATGAAGTTAAGAATGAATATAAGGAGTGTGATTCTCCTGAAGATGTTGATATAGAAGACTTAGTTAACTATATTTTTGAATCTTCTTCTTATAAGGATAGTATGTGGGTAATTTATCCCGATTGGCATAAATATGCTGGTCAGGAAAGAAGTTTAATTCCTAATTGTTAATTATGACTAGAAGAGAAAAGCAAAGAGCGTTTACTAAAGAGTTTCTTACGTGGGTTAAAGCTATTTATCCTAAAGCAGAGTTTGATGATTCTGAAGGATATGGATATACTGATATTTCTATAGATGGTGATTGGGAAGGAGATAATGTTATATCTTATAGAAGACATCAGAATGAAGTTTGCGCTTATAGTTATGCTCAGGATCATATATTAGAAGCTGAGAAAGTTATGGATAAAAAATTAGATAAATTAAAAGAAAATTATAATTTGCATTATGGTAGAAGTAATTAAGCATGTACTAGGAATTTGTGGAGATCATTGGCATCCGAATATTTGGACTGCTCTAGCTGGATCTCCTGTTATAGCTTCAACGGTTTACTACGTTAAATGTAAATGTGGTAATTGGTTTAATCATAAGAAAGGTTGCGATCATGAAGTGCATTAAATGTGCTGAGGAAATAAACCCTCTTAGATTAAAAGCCTTACCGGAAACGAAAACGTGTGTTAGTTGTAGTAGTACTGGAAGATGGTATGTAAGGAATGTTATTTCCGGAAAAACTACTTATGCTGAGACCGAAGTAATAAAAGATCCTAATGTAGCTAAAAGTATAGCTGCTATGGATCGAAGACAAGGATGGGGGAGTAACCTTCATAAAGTTAGAAGATAAATTTAAATTAAAGTTATGAATAAATTAAAGTTGTATTTAAGTCTATATTATCCTATTATATTATCATTCTTATCATTCCTATATTCAGTTGGATTATGGTTCAGCGGATATCAATTAGAAGGAATATTCGTTGGTATTTGGGTACCATCTATATTATGTTTTGCTATTTGTATTAGACAGAGAAGAAATGATTTTTTTCAAGCTATAGCTAGACAAAATAAATTTAATAAAAACCAAAGAAGAAAAAGAAAATGATAACCGGTAATATGTTATTAATGTTTATTATAGGATTTATTATATTCTGTATTTATATATCAGGTTTAATATATGCTATATACTGGGGTCATAGTACTCAGAGAAAAGAAATGATGGAAGATCCTGAACTTCAAAATTACTATAACAGGCATAATAATTATGATGCTGATATAGACTGGTCTAAATATAATCCTCATGTAGATGAATCTGATAGTTATGTTAAAAATCTTTTTAAACCTAAAACAAATAAGAAAAAAGAAAACGTAGGTAAGAGTACGTTTTGGGATTAATGAAGAAAAGACATTTAATCGTAATAGGTCATCCAGATAAAAAATCATTTTGTTGGAATGGTATATATAAAACTATAATCCGACAAATGCGAAAGCATAAACAGAATTATAGAACTATTGATTTATATAGAGATAGTTTTTCAAGACCTAGAACTGAATTAGTAGAAAAATATCAAGATTGGGTTTCGTGGAGTACTCACATTTATTTTATTTCTCCTGTATGGTGGTTTAGATTAACTCCTAGAATGGAAGTATTTTTCGACGAAGTATTTACTCCCGGATGGGCATATAAGTTTGTTAATATTACAAAGTTGTATGCTTACCCTAAACCTTTTTTAAAAGATAAGAGAGTTAGAACTTATATTACTCACGGAGCTCCTTCTTTACCAGTTAGAACTTTATACCTAAATTCAGTTAAATTAAGATTAGTATTAGGAGTATTTACTTTTGTATTTGGATGGAAATTATCCAGATGGTTAAAGACTAAGCAGTTTTGGTCAGTACCGTTCGTAAGTCAAAAGAAAAGAACTAAATATTTAAGAGTAGTTAAAGAAGATATTAGAAACGATTTAGGATTATGAAAAAATTTAAAGAAAGATTATATAGATACGCTATGAAGTCCTCACTCAGAAAATGGGCATTAGGATTAGATGGATGGAAATATTGGGTCTGGCAATTAGGAGTAGGTTTAGTATTTTTTACTATAATCGAAATAATATTAAATAAAATTGGTATGACTATGTTACCTTGGAAATAATGAGAAGAGGAAAAAAATCATTTAAGGTTCAGTTTTTAAGATGGTGGGTAAGAGATAGAGAACTTACTCCATTAGAAAGAAATAGTAGTAAAGTAGGTTATATGGGAGCAGGTTTTTTAATGGCTGGTCATTGGACTGTAGAACCTATTCTTTTTATGTTAGGTTTTTGCTGCATACTTTTTCAAGTTACAGTTAAAAAGCAATGGAACTTAGTTGTTTTACAGCTAAATGGATTAATAGCATGGACTATACATTTTTTTAGTAACTTGTAGTTGGAATTTAAGATAAAATTAATTATATTATAATATGGAAACCTTTGAAGATTATATGAATAAAAAAAAACACGAAGATATTGTTAATGAAATAATAGATTTAAAAATGAGACATCCGCTATCTGAGGAGGATAAGTTAAAACTACAAAAATTACAACAAAAATTAAATGGCGAAAAAGAAATATAAAGTGATGCTATTAAGCGGTGGATTCGATCCGGTTCACAAAGGTCATGTAGAAATGATAGAGCAAGCTAGAGAGTTAGCTGACGAAATATGGATTATTCTTAATAATGATAGTTGGTTAAGAAGCAAAAAAGGTAAATCTTTTATGAAGGAATCAGAAAGAGAATATATAATGTCACAATTTAAAGGAGTAACTAAAACCTTTATATGTAATCCTAGAATTCCAACCGACAAAACAGTTAGTGATGGTATATACTCAGCAGTAATGACTTATAGAAGAGAATTTGATGGTAAGATGAGAATGGCTTTTGGTAATGGAGGAGATAGAAAGCAAGGTAATATTCCGGAAGAAGATTATTGTAATTCAATGGAAGTTGATATGGTTTGGAACTTAGGTAATAAAGTTCAATCTTCTTCTTGGTTACTTGAAAAGTATGAAAACGCAGCAGTATAAGGAATACTGTATTGAGAAGAATATATTTGATTGTAAACATAAACTCTTCTATGATCCTAAATATGACGGAGGAGGACCTTTATTTATCGAACATATATTTTCAAAAAAAGATTTTTTAAATAGTAATAAAAACGTTAAAAGTATATTAGAGTTATGCTCAGGTCCAGGTTTTATAGGGTGGTATCTTTTTCACAAACTCGAAGCAGAAATAGTTTCTTTTTCCGACTTAAACCAAGAAGTTTCGGAAGGATTAAGTCTAACTAATAAAAGTAATAATAGTAATTTTTTATTTTATCATAGTGATGGGTTTAATGATTACACTGGGGATAAGGTAGATCTTATCGTTTCTAACCCTCCATTTTTTAATAATGAACAACAACTTTATTCTTTTATTAATTGGTATCAGCTACAAGATGAAAAATTAGCAAGGTTTATAGCTTTAGATCAAGATTTTAATCTTCATAAAAGAATTATAAATGAGTATCCTAATTATTTAAATGATGGAGGTAAGTTTATTTTAATAAATGATATAAGATTTACCGATCCTGAAACATTAGTATCGTTTGCTAAACCTAATGTTAAGTATGAAGTTAATCAATTTAAAATTAATAATAAAAACCCAAATTATTATACATTAACTTTTTATAAGTGATATTTATATTAAAGTATTTTATATGCAAGGAACATTATTTTCTTCAGATTATGTTATAGATGCTAACGGTAACGAAAGATTAATTGAAATCAATACCGATACTGCATTTACACAAGAATTTATAGATAGCTATATAAACTTAACTGACTTTATTAACGTACTTTCGTCTAATAATATAGCAGAAGTAGTAGTAATATACAAAGATTTCCATTATAATTTTGTTGAGAAGTTAGAAGCTACGTTAAGCTCTCAACTTCCCTCAGTAACTTTAACTAAACAGATTGAAGATATTAATAGTATTTATCCTAACTCAGTTACTGATGCTGCTAATAAATTTATATTAAGACTTGCTTATAACGAAAATGCATTACTAGACTCTACTTATGCTAAAAATAAATTAAATCTATTTGAATTATTTGTAGATAATAATAATACAACAGAAATAGCTGAATTTTATCATTCAGGTTCTAACGGTATTATAAATACTATTACAGCATCATCTAACGCATCAAATATTCCTGATTATATTTCTAAACCATCTGAGGTTCAGCATCAAACATATAACTTATTTAAAGGAGTATCAGGCTCTACTGATCAAGAACAATTAGATAATATTATTGAAGATGTAGAAAATATAGAACGAGTAGATAGGATGGTACAAAAATACCATTATAATAGCGGACAAGTAGTTAATAATAGAATTACTTCTATAAGATTATTTTCAATAGTATATGATACTGATATAAAATTACTACATTTAGGAATAGCAAAAGCTTCTGCTATGTTAAATATTCCTGGAGTAGTCGAGTATGATACCAGAGGAGTAGGTAGATTAAAACTTCAACATTATTATGAGTTTGCTACTAACTATCCTAAGTTTAATCGTAAGCAAGGAGGTTTTTTACCTACAGTACATGTTTTAAAACCTGATAATTCAGGAGTTCAGATTAGCTCAGTTCAGTTAAATGATAGTTTAGCTTCATATTATGTTTCTGGCTCTCCTGATACTGATAGCGGTTCAGTATTAGTTCAATGGAGTATTCCTGGCAATGAAATTCCTTCCGGTTCTTATGTAACCAGCTCAATAGTACATACTGCTATGTCTTCATCAGCAGGTGATGCAGCTTTAGGAAGATTAGTAACTGATAGCGGTTACGAACTACCAGTAAGTCCTGCCTCGATATTTTTAGTACATGACTCAGCTTCTAATACGGTTACTTTCGAAAGTATGCATAATATAAATCCTGGAGATAGTTTATTTAATTTAGATGGTAGTAAGTATTTAATATCTCAATCTCTTCTTGATGTTTATTCTAATCAGGATAATCCAATTTATGAATTAAATATGGAATCTACCGATATGTACATATTAAGTTCATCAGGTATATTAGTTCATAATGCTCCTTGTTTTATAGCAGGAACTATGATTGAATGCGAAGATTCAGTTAAACCTATTGAAATAATTGACCCAGGAGAAAAAGTATTAACTTATAATCACGAAACTAACGAAATAGAACCTAAAGAAGTATTAGAAATATGTGTTTGTAAAGATACTCCTGTTATTAAAATTACTATAGGAGAAATAGAAGTTACTTGTACTCATGATCATCCTTTCTATATTGAAAATAAAGGGTACGCTTCTTATAATCCAATACAGACATACGAAGATGCTGGAATGGAAGTAGCTAAATTAGAAATAGGAGACAAGGTATTAGATGCTAATAAAGTATATACTGAAGTAAAAAGTATAGAAGAGTTAGAGGAACATGAAACTGTATATAATTTAAAGCAGGTTAAAGATAATCATAATTTTTATGCTAATAGTTTTTTAGTTCATAATAGAGGAGGTTTTTGTTTTGCAGCTGGTAGTGAAGTAGCGTTAGCTAATGGAGATTATAAAAATATAGAAGATATAGTAATAGGAGATCAAGTTTTAAGTTGGAATGAAGAAACACATAAAGTGGAAGCTGATACTGTTTACGATATTACTAAACCAGTTTATAGCAATCTAATAGACTTAACTTTTGAAAATTCATATACTAATAAAGAATCTAATATTAGCTATATTAGTTGTACTAAAGATCATCCTATATATATTTGGAATGAAGATAATTTTAAACTAGCATCTTCTGATCCAGATAGAAGTAATGAAATTTATGATATTCCTCACAAAGTTGAAAAATTAGTAATAGGTAATAATGCTATTAATATTCATAACGGTCACAGTGAATTAAAAGATTTACAATTTGCTGAAGATAAAGATCCACAAGTTACGTATTGTTTAAGAGTTAAAAATAATAATAACTTTTTTGTTAATAATATTTTAGTACACAATAAATAAATTATGTCAGCACCAATATATAAAACAGTTTCATTTAGTGAAGTCAAAGAAGGAAAACTAAACTCAGTTGATTCTACTCAAGAAACTAATACTAAAGCTATTATAGGAAGATTTATAACTTACTTTAAAGCAAAACACTTATAAAAATAGTTGCTTTTTCGAGTTATTTTACTTATATTATTATTTAAATGTTATGATTATGAACCAGTTATTTTTTATAAAATCACATAAAGTTAACCATAAAACTATAGATTCAGTAATGGAAGGTTGCCATATTGAATTAGATGGTTATCGATACGAACAACTTAATAAAAGACCTTTTGGTAGATCGATTGAGAGAAGATTGAGAAGTATGGATGAAGAAACTCAATTAGTAGTCTATAAGTAATGGAAAAACTAAATTGGTATTATATTTTTCTAGGGTTTGTAGTTACTGTTATAGCTCAGATAGGAGCTTGGTTTCAACATAATCTTCAATTTAAAGATCCTAAATACGATGAAACTTGGTGGGGTATGTATGCTTTGGCTATACCTCTAACTTATGTTTTTATTTTAGCTACTAAATATAATGTAGTTGGGTATGGAGGTTCTATATGGGGAGCTAGATTTGTAGGTTTTGCTTTAGGAATGTTAGTATATGCTATAATGATTCAAATATTTTTTAAAGAACCTTTTACTATCAAGATAGCAGTTCAGTTATTATTATGTTTTACTATATTAGCAGTCCAAGCTTTTTGGAAATAAATTATGGATATAAAAATTATTTACGGATCAGATACAGGTAATACAGAAGATGTAACTAATATGATAGTTGATCTTTTAATGGCAGGCGAAGGTAGGTACATTACAAAAATAGTAACTGTTGAAGATTTAGAGCCTGAAGATTGGACCTCTCACGATTATTACTTTTTAGGTATTCCTACTTGGTACGATGGAGAACTTCAGAGTGATTGGGAAGAATACTTTGAAGAATTTAAAACTATAGATTTTACTGGTAAAACAGTAGCTATATTTGGATTAGGAGATCAATATACTTATGCTACGTGGTTCTGTGACGGAGTAGGAATATTAGCTAAAGTTATTATGGAAAATGGAGGTAAAGTTATAGGTTATACTGAAAAAGATGACTCTTATGATTTTGAAACTATTCCTAAAGCTTTATTAGATGAAAATACTTTTTATGGGTTATGTATTGACCAGGATAATCAAGAAGAATTAACTGAAAGTAGAGTTAATAACTGGGTTGAAAAAGTTAAAAAAGAGTTGGAATCCTGATATATTTTTCTTATATTTATAGATAAAGGAAGTAATATGGCAGATACAAATAGATACGTAGTAAAAATTGAAGCTTACGTTTATGGTAAAGATGATTATCATGTAAGAATGAAAGCTCATAAAATGCTCGATAAAATTAACGCTGATAACTTAAATGCAGATGCTGAAATAAAAGAACTTGGTTCTCAACCTTTCGGTACCTTTAAGTATAGAGAATTAGAAGACTTTAGTCGACCATCTAAATTAGATGAACCTGACGATAGTCCTTTACCGTTTTAATATGTTTGAAATTATAAGAATTGTAAGTGGCTATTTAGTCATAGGTTGTATTTGGATAATATGGTTCGAATGGTTTTGTAAAAAAAATAAAATAGGAGGTGCATTTACTAATCAAGAAAGATATATTCAGTTAGTATTATGGCCTTTAAATTTATCTGTATTCCTTTTTACTTGGATACAGGAGGCTTTTAAAAATAGTAACGATGGCGGACCTAGCGGTTATTAAAGAAATAATTAAAGAAACTAAAAATGTATGGAGATTTAAAATAGAATCTCCTTTATACGATAAATTAAATTATAAACCAGGACAACTTATTAATTTATTTTTAAGAAGTCCTATGGATCCTCCTCACGTAAGAAGTTATTCTATTTCTTCTTGGCCTGATGATACAAATCAACTAGAGATAATAGTTACCGATCAGCCTGGCGGTATTATGAGTGAATTATTATTTAGACAAGCTAAGGTAGGAACTGAATTAGAATATAGTGGACCTATGGGGGTATTTACCCTTCCGGAAGAAATTAATAGAGATATTTTCTTTGTTTGTACTGGTTCAGGTATAAGTCCTTTTAGATCCATGGTAAATTACGTTACTAAAAATAATATTAAGACTAAAAATATTCATCTTATATATGGTTGTAGAACTAAAGCAGATCTACTTTATTACGATGAATTAAAAGAATTAGAAAAAGAAAATCCTAACTTTCATTATCATTGTACTCTTTCTAGAGAGAAAGTAGAAGGATTTCATAACGGTTATGTTCATCCAATTTATTTAGATTTAATTAAAGATCTAAAAAATAAACCTCTATTCTACTTATGTGGTTGGAAGCAGATGATTACCGATGTTAGAACTAATCTAAATAGATTAGATTATAAGATGGGTAAAGATATAAGGATAGAAATATTCGGATAAATCTTGAAAAATAAAAAGGTTATAATATCTAAGGATAGAATATTTTATTCTGACGGTAATAAAAATAAAGGTATCGTTATGGATAAAATAGCTAAACCTATTACTGAAGAGTTCTGTAGTATAGTAGGTAAGAGTAGAGGAGATATACTAGATATAGGATTTGGTTTAGGATACTCAGCTGATAGATTTTATTCTATGGGTGTTAAGAGTTATACTTGTATCGAAATTAATAAGCAAATTTATGATACAGCTATAAAGTGGGCAGAAGATAAAGATAATGTTAATATTATTTACGGAGACTGGATAGATATAATTCCAACTCTTAATAAAAAATTTGATGGTATCTTTATGGATACCTATGAAGATAAAAATTATTCTAAATTTGAAGATTATGCAAAATTAATCTCAAATGAAAATTGTTGTTTATCAATTTATGAATATCCTGAACTTAAAAGTTTAAATTTATTAAATTCAAAAGCTATAAAATTAGAACAAGAAGGTTATGAATTGCTATTAAAACCTTATCATAGAGTATGTTGGACATATTTCGTAGCTAATAAATTTAGAAAAAATAAGTTCTTTAGTTCTAAAAAGTTACTCTCAAAAAAGCTATGTAATAAATTAATATCAGATAATAAAGATTCTCTTATTAAAGAAGAAGTAGAGAAAGAAGTAGATGGTATTTTACATAAAAGAATCTATAAGTTTACTAATTTAAAATATAATAAAGCTTTTGAAGATATATTAAATAATACTTTCTTCTTAAATTATCAAAAAGTAAACTTAAAAGATATATTATGCGTTATGGTTGAATACGGTGTAGGTGAAGGTTACGATAGACATGTTGAAACTATTAAAGGATTATCTTTAGATCATAAAGAGCAATATAATATGATATACGACTTTACTCTTAATGATGATTATGAAGGAGGAGAAGTTGAAATATATGACGCATGGCATAAAAATGACAGAGATACATTTTCAGCTATAAAACCTAATATAGGAGAATGTTTAATTTACAAACCTTATCAACATGCTACTTATAAGAAAGTAACTAAAAATAAAAAGTATCAAATCATAGTAATGATTAAAAATAAAGATTTAAAAAAAACTTTAATATAATGTCGATGAATAAATACTGGAGATTATGGGCTCAAGCATTAGGTGAAAAAACAGGACAAAGTAATGAAGAAGCAGATGCAGTAGCAAGATTTAGAACTATATTAATATTACAAGCTGTTATAACTAATGTGCTAATATCTATTAATATATTAATTACTTGGTTAAAATAACTAAGAAAAAAGTTGCTTTTCTGGAAAATTTTTACTATATTAAGGTATATTAAAAATTAAAAACGGTTATGAAATATAAAAATTCTACTAAAATTATATCTGGTTCAGATAGTAAAAAAGCTAAAAACGAAAAAAAAGACTGTGTAGTAAAAGCTATTGCTTCTTCTACTAGTGTGGATTATAATACTGCTCATAGTTGGGTTAAAGAAAACTTTGAGAGAGAAGATAAAAAAGGAACTAGTAATTGGATGATTTCTAAAAGATTTAAAAATGAAAAAATGGAAATCGGAGGTAAAGAGTTCAAAGTTAGAAAACTAAAAAGCTGGGAAACTACAAATAGTTATAAGCTTTATGGTGAGTTAATAAATCGTCAGAAAACTGTTAAGTCTTTTAGAAAAGATAAACCTAACGGTACTTATATGGTATTAGTTAGTAAGCATGCTTTTACTATTAAAGAAGGTACTTTGATAGATAATGTAGGAGAAGAATGGAGACCTACTAGAAAAGTAATCGGAGCTTATCAGTTTGTTCCAGTTAGTAAAGAAGTTCAACTTTCCCTAGATTTTTCTTAGGGAATAGTTGGAAGTCTGAGAAAAAGTTCTTATATTTAAGTATATAAATCAATAATAAAAAAGGTTATGTCAAATCAATTAATTTTCGAAACTCTTAAAGCTAAAGAGGATAAACTGCAAGCTAAATTAGATAAATTACAAGAAAAACATAGAGAAGTTAGAGATGCTAAAACTAAAGCTCTTAACGATACTTTAAGATCTTATTTTGAACCAACTATTGCAGGTGATTCAGCTACTAACTTAGTAGATGTTAAGTATGAAACTTCTTATGGTTCTTCTATGGAGATTACTGCTCAAGGTAATTCATATGAAAAAGACGTATGGAATCAAGAAAAAGAAGAATATGAAGTTAAAACTTTATTTAGAAGAAAAGAAGTATGTACTGTAAAAGTAAAAGAGTATAGTAGATATGATAATGACGAAGATACTGGAGATCATTTTACTGATTTAGGTATTAGTACTTATTCTTCTTCTGATAATTACTCAGAGTTTACTTTAGATAGAATGTTATTTACTGGTCAAGTTGCTTTAACTATTAAAGACTTTAAAGATGATATCTTAGCTGATATGAATAAAGTTTATGAGCAGCATACTAAATTAACTGATAAGTCATTGGATAAAGTAAATGTGGTTAGGGATCAGATCCAAGAAATCGAAGATCAGAGATCTAAATTTAAGCATGATATCTTCATGGAAGATCTTAAGAATGGTATCGAACTTTTAGATGATAAAACTGCTTCGATCCAGGTAAGATACGATTGGCATGTTGGTAGCATTATAGCTGCTAAGATTACTAGAACTTCTTACTCAGGTAAGTCTGTTGACTTAGAAGTTAAGACTAAAGGAAGATCTTGGAATAGTGAAACTGAAAAGTATGAAGATCAGATCTTTACTAAGACTTTAGATAAAGTAAGAGTTTCTAAACTTCAGGATTCTTTTTTAAACGGTTATAGTAATTTAACTTGGAAAAAAGTATCGTAAGTATAATTAATAAGACTGATTTAGTCATCATGAGCTGCAACTGTTTAGAGCAGCTCTTGGTGGCTGAAAAGTATGCAGATCGAGCCGAAGACTTTATGTTGTTTAAGTTTGGATCTGGTTTAACTGCTGAAGAAGTAGTAATTTATGATGAGTTTAGGAGTAATAATAAGCAGAAAATAGCTGCTAAGAAAATAATGTTAAAAAATTAATATGTTAATAATAAAAGTAGGTAAAAAAGAAAATATAAATCAAGCTGTAAAGCGATTAAAAAGAAAGGTCCGTAATACTGGTCTTATTAAACAGATAAGAGAGAATAAGTATTTTGAGAAACCTTCTGCTGCTAGAAGAAAGAAAAAACAAAAAGCTGTCTTTCAGAAGAATTGGGAACTTAAAAACGGAATAGATGTATAGCGATTTAAACGTAACAGAAGAAGGTATGCTAGTTTTTATAGTTACCGCGTTGTTGTTATATATGTTAACTTATTTAATAGATAATAAAAAATAAAAGTATGAACCATTTTATGAATAACGGAAAAGAATATCTTAAAAAAGATAAAGTACGTCATTTTAGGTCTAATCAAGGTAGAAGCCCTCAACAAGAAAGAGGAAATAATATAGCTGCTTTTATTAGTATAGTTGGGTTAATAATAACTTTTATAATAATATTGTTAACTAGCTGCTCTAAAGAGCCTGCAATATTAGATAATTGTTTAGAAGATAAAGATCCAAATATGGTTTGTACTATGGATGTAAATTATCAATGTGGATGTGATGGTTGGATATATATTAATCCTTGTCATGCTACTAAAAATGGAGTTAAAAGAATTAGACCTCACGATCCATCTTATCCAGATGGTTATTCAGGTGATGGTTGTCAACCTTGGTAAATTAAAATTATGAAAAATAAATTTGAATTAATAGATTACTTTATGATATTTGCTATAGCATTCTTTATACTTATAGGTACTATGAGTACTATGGCTCAATCGTATACTGTTACTAAATGTGAAATGCATGATCATTATGTAATTAGTTTTATAGATGAGTTTAATGATAGATGGTACGTAGATGGAGAAGAGGTTATTAGTTATGGTAAATTAGATCTAACTAAAAAAGAATATGTCCAGCTCATTAAAGATATTAAAAAAACATTTAAACAATCAGAGAAAGAATTAGATAGAGCTAACTATGCTGTTATTAAATACGGTTGGGTTAGAGATAGTGTTTGGGTGTATTGGGATAATAAGGCATTTAGCGTAACTAAAGAAGATATAGAATACTTAAATAGTAAACTATAAAATATACCCAGTAGAGCAGTAGGTAGCTCGCTTTGGCTTAACCTGGCGCGGAGAAGTAACTTGTACGTAAAAGTGAAACTCGTAATACAATCGATCGTGAAAAGCAAAAGGGTCAAAGAGGTCGCAGGTTCGAGTCCTGCCTGGGCAGCAAAATAAACTTTAAACTAGTTGGAGAATAGAAATATTTTTCTTATATTAAAGGAATAAACGGTTATAAAAATTAAGGTTATGAATAGTGAATTAATAGATTTTCTTTTAGATAAAAAAAGTAAAGGTTTACCTATGAATGTAGGACAGGCTATGTCTGAGTTAAATATGTGGAGAGAAGGTAAAGTTGAATCTGTAGCTAATACTTTCAGAATCGAATGGGAAAAAAATAATAAATAAATGGCAGCAGAGAAAAGAGGCTTTACTGGTAAATTAGATTATGACTTTCCTACTCATGGAGTATGTGAAGTACAGATGAGAAACGATTTATGGTATAGAGTAACTGAAAGGGACTTTAGATCGTTTGATGGTCCTAGAAGAATAACTCTTCCTGATTATACTAAGCATAAAAATGTAGAGGTTCCTATGACTACATACGAGTATAATGGTCCTGTTTATATGTGGGGTACTAATACTGAAGTATTCCATCCTAAAGGAACTAGAAAGTTATTAGAGTCTGATGAAAGAATCAAAGAGAGAGAAGAGTTAAATAGACAAAGAGCATGATAAAATATCCAGACATAGTAGCGGTATATAAATTATCTAAAAGAGCTAATGCTAAAAAGTATATGAAGATCTTTAAAAATACTCTTATAGATAAGATTATAGATAATAGATCTAGAGCAATACCTAAAGGAGCTACAATAGTAGACTTAGGAGTAGGAAAAGGATTTAAAAAGCTTTGGAAAGCTAAACATAAGATTTATACTTTAACTAAGTGAGAAAAGTATATATATGGTTAAGAGTATTTTTTATAAGGATACCAAAAGAAATAAAGTACAAATTATTAGAGATGTACGATATGGAATATTTTAAACGATAAGTTATGCATTCATTCAAAGTAGAGTATTGGTATAGGTTTAATGGAGATGATATGGACTTTAGAGTTATACAAGTAGAAGCAGAAGATGAAACTACTGCTTTAAAGATAGCTAAGATAAGAGCCGAAAGAGGTGCAAAGAATTTTAAAGTATTATAAGATTTTGTTTTTGTTTTATATTTTTAATTATTAATTATGAAGAAGCAAACTTTAGAGCAGAGGCTCGAAGGGTGGGGCTTTGACATGCCAAGGTTGAGGGAGAGCGAGGGGGCGATTTCCTCCTCTCTCGACCGAAGGTCGCCACGCGCATTTTCGACTACCGTCTCAAATGATCCTCCTAACTACTGCCATTATAGTGGTTTAAGGACTGTAAGGAGTTATATGGAATAAATAAAGGCTGAGGTATAGTAGACTTTGGTTAATACTCTATATCGTTTGATATAAGATCTAATGAGAGAGAACCTCTTAGATATATTAGATAAAGGAATATAAACTATACTTACCATAAAGCCTATTATAAACGATAAGTGTATATATTCATATATAGATATACACATATAAAGCTATAAAGATATATAATGTTATATAGAATAAACCGGTATGATCGTATAGAAAACAGAAGGATTATATCAGGGGCGTGTACCTCCCTACCCTTTTTTCTCTCTATATAGTCGATATCGATAGATCGAATCGATGTCCAGGCCGGAAAAAAACTTAAGAAATAGTTGGATATATGAGATATTTTTACTATATTTAAGTATTAAAAGGTTATATTATGAAAGAATTCTTTAATAAAGGCCTATGGTATCTTATAATAGTATCAGTCCTTATAGCCGGAGTTAGTCTATTAGTACTATTGATAGATCTATTAGTGTACGGCCTATATATGGTCTTAATGTATCCTCTACATACTATTATTATCTCAGGTATATTATTTACAACCGGCCTATTATATTTTCTATATACGGAAAAGTAAATGCCTATTATGGTCACCCTTATGGCCGTCTGACATCACCTTGATATAACACTGACAGTATAGTTCCCTTATACGTACGTTACTATATTGCTTTGCCCAAACCTATCCGTATATTTCTTACGATTTTTAGTGATATAGGTATATATATTTATATATTTATATATAATAATATATTTAATCTACCCTTATTGTATTATCTATCGTAGTACTTATTGTGCTATCTATGGTAATATTGATGACTCTGATGTTAAACTTAGAAGAATCTCCAAGTTAACTTAACTATACCTAAGAAAATATTAAGTTCAGTCCAGTCTTCATCTTCGAATCCTTCTACTCTATCGCCTTTAGGAAAGTAAGTAATACCTATTAGGAATCCATCTCCTAATCCAGTAATTCTAAAATCGTTCATAACCTTTATTTTAATTTATACCTTTAATATAAGAACTTTTTTGGTAATATCCTACTAGATCCGGGGATTTTTTTCGGAAAAATTTTTCCATATATGGGGTTTTCTTCTATTTATAGGAAATGAAACCTATAGATCCTAATCAATTATTTAATCTTTTCGAAGTAGGCGATGAAGAAGTCTATGAAGAGAACGGAGTTAAGGATGTTCTACAGAATCCTTACGTTTTAATGGGTATGGTTGTAAGAGGATTAGAAAATTACAAGCTTTTAGATAAATTATACTTGAGAAACCACAAAAAACACTACGAAAACGTTAGACATGACGTAAGATTCAAGTATTTTTCTAAAATCTTCGGTTATCTTGAAAGAATTAACCCTAATAAATTTGAAAGTAAGTATATAATTACAGAAAACTACGATGTAGTTAAGGTAAATGTTGTTCTAAACGAGTTTCTTCGATATTTTGAGGGTATAGAGCATTACGAAAAGTGTGCAGTCATTAAAAAGTACATAGATCTTATATATTCCGACCCTAAAGTTACGCTACCAGAGAACTTAACTTAAAATTATATGATATTCTTTAAAGTCATCTTTATGTTGGCTGTCTTTTGGTTCATTATGAACAGATGGTTCAAATATTTAGATAAATAAAAGGGGAGATAGTTGGAATTCTGCTAAATTCTTCTTATATTATGGTATATTTAAAAACGGTTATATGAATTATCAAGAAAAAGTCAATCAATCTAAGAGAATTATTAGAGAAATAGAATCTTTAGAGCCCGGAGAGGAGTTCGAAGTTACCTATGGAGTAGATAGAGATGGTAAACCCAGAGTATTTACAATAAAGGCATATAATGGCTTTAAAGATGAGATAGATTATACTATAAGAGAAGGAAATGGATATTTAGGTGGTAGTATGAATATAGAAAAAGTAACTAATACTCAATTGAAAGGGTATACGTTTGATATGATGGCTAATAAGACTACTTATAACTTTCCATTATACTTGTTAAAGATAAGAAACGTACATAATTAATATAGTCTAACCAAAGTCATGATAGTACCTCAGCACATTCAATCTCAGCTCTCTGATTTTATATCCCATAAATTTAAAGATATAGACATAGATAGATACTCTATGGACTCTTCAGACTGGAATCTTACCGTTACGGGCAAATACTCTTTTATTATGAGTGTAAGGAAAGGCCGTCCTATAGATGTAATGGTATCGGAGATAGCTAACCAAAAGCATACCGAAGAGGCCTTCTATAATAGAGCTGCTTTAGAATATGAATTAAACGATAATATAAAGTATGAATAAACTAATAGAAAAAATTTCGTGGCAACTTTGCGCGTTTTGCGCGGCGGGCGCGACGCTTTTTATGAGTTGTACCCCCGATGACCTCCCTTCCTCCCCTTGTATAGATGGAGATTGTAATGCAGAGATGGTTTTACCGGGTTATTTAGATGATAACGGATATTACCATATTGATTTAGATTTTGACGGAGACTATCTTCCTTGGTTTCAAGTAGATGTTTATGCAGATAAAGTATTACCTCAATACGAATATAATGGAGTTCAACCAGTTGAGGCTAGATTCGATAGTGATACTCATTGGACTATTGGAGATTCTCTAATGGTAACCGTAAACAACTATAATCCTTTCCAAGGACCTTACGATTATAACGGTAATTTACTGCCTAATTCTTCATACGATATCATTCTAAACCAGTTTGCAGGTACAAAAGTTAATATAGTTCAAGGAACTACTATATACTTTTCCGATGATCATGAACGTTTAAGATCCAAAAGAGTAGTTGGACCTATTCCTCCTATGGCTCAAAACGATACTATTACCCTTTATATGGAGGTTTATTGGGAAGGAGTTGGTAATTCCGTAGTAAAAGATCATTATTTTGAAAAATTTATTGTAGAATAGTTGATCTTTTGAAAAAAAATCATTATCTTAATTATATATTAAGAATTAAATATAAATAAATACTTAATTATAGTAATAATATAAGAATAATTTAATAATTAAACAAATAATTAATCTAATATGTCATTGAAAGCGGAGAAAATCCATTCGAATTATGAGAAACATCTTAAAATTATAGATACTTATTTAGGTACTCGTAAAGAATCTTGTAAAAAACTTATAGAACACTTAGGCGAAGCCTATATTATGGCACCTGCTAGCGGTAAATCTTGGCATCACAATGCTTTTGCCGGAGGTTATGTAGACCATGTTAATAGAGTAGTTGAATTTGCTATTAAACAAATGAGATTATTTGAGGATATGGGCGGTACTATAGATTTTACAGAAGAAGAATTAGTTTTTGCTGCTTTATTTCATGATCTCGGTAAGATAGGTGATGGAGATAAGGAAAACTATATACCTCAGACCGATAAATGGAGGCAAGATAAGCTACACGAAATGTATACTTATAATCCAGACCTTGGATTTATGCTTATCCCAGACAGATCGTTATTTATATTACAAAAATTCGGTATCAAAGTATCTAAAAACGAGTTCCTAGGTATCAGACTACACGATGGAGTGTTCGATAAAGCTAATGAAGCATATTTCTTTAGTAATGTACCTTCATCCAGAATGAAAACTAACATAGTATTCGTACTACATACAGCTGATTTCTTAGCTTCTAAGGTAGAATACGATAAATGGCTAGCAGAAGGTGGAAATACTGCTCCAAAAGCAAAAAAAACTAAGTCCTCTACGGGAAAACGAGTAAATTCCTCTCAAGGACTAAAGAATATGTTAAATAAACTATAATGAACGTAACTTTATACATAATAATCGGTATTTTAGTTGCCATTTCGGGAACTTTAGTGTATATTATTAGAAACCTTATGGTAAAAGTGGAGAAATACGAAGATGTTACAGTAGATCAAACACAATATCTTCAAAATATTTCCAATATCATAGGGGAGTCTAACAAACACTTACAGAATCTCGACGAAAAGGGGGTCTTTCAATCAGATGATGAAGTTGGTGAATTTTTTAACCAAATGAAAGCAGTACAGGACGAATTGAATAGGTACATGCTCCCAGAGAACTATGGCAAGGAAGAGAGCGAAAGCTAATTACTTTACAAAAGAGACAGAAGAGTACATCGTAAGGTTTAATGAATCAGAAGACCAAACTTATAGAAGTAAGATCTTTACCGAACACATCTATTACCCATTTTATAAACTAGCAGAAAACATAATTCATACTTTTAAGTTCTATTATACAGATGTAGATAAGATAGAAGACTTAAAACATGAAATAGTATCAGTATTATACGAAGAAAAAATTATGAAATTTGATCCTACTAATGGAGCAAAAGCATATTCTTACTTTGGTACTATTGTCAAGAGGTGGTTAATAAACTATAACAATAAGAACTATAAGAAGTTAAAACAGATAGGTCAGTTTGCCGATATGGAGGATTCTTATAAACAAGCCTATGATGTAGATCACAGCTATGCTAAGTCATTAAGCGATTTTATAGACACCTGGGTTGATGAAACTTATTTAATAATAGATGAACTTTTCGTAAAAGAACAAGATAAAAGAATAGCTGATGCTGTTCTTACTATTTTTAAGACTAGACACGATTTAGATATATTTAAAAAGAAAGCTCTTTATATTTACATTAGAGAAATGACTGATTGCGATACTCCTAACTTAACTAAGGTTATAAACGTATTAAAAGCTAGGTTTAGAGAAAAGTATCAAAAAAGCTATGAATTAGGATTATTATCTAATAATTCACAATAACTCTATTTATTATAAAACATTATGAGTTTAGATAAAGAAATATTTAAGGGAAAAACCTTATCTGACCTCTTTAGTGAAATATACGATAATTCTAAAGAAACTAAATCACAAGTTAAAGGTCTCATAGCAGAACTTAAACCTCTTATAGAGAATATAGGAGATGCTACTCTGCTTGTTCCTATGATAAAAGAGTATATGGAGATAGGTGTAAAAAACGATGAACACCTAATTAAACTTGCCACAGTAATACAGAGGTTAGAAATAG